TAAATTAACTCCTGATGAGAGAGGACAATTTGGAACAGATGCCTTTGATGCTAAATCATTTGGTAGTTATGTTAATAGTTTTACCCAAGGAGCTATTAGTGGAGGAATGATGTCTATCCCATCTCAAGTATTAAAAAACAACCATGATAGACAATCTGTTAATGCTTACCAAAGAGTTAAGGAAGGTCCAGAAGCGGTTAATGCCTTAAGAACTGACTTAAATAATGCTTTAGATAAAGGAGAGATAACTACGCCAGAATACGAGCAGGCTAACTTTAAAATAGATGCTTATAGCAAGTATAACGAAGAAACTAAAGATGTTAATTTAAAGCCAGAGGATGAGAAAAAAGCATTTGAATTATCATTCCAAATACAAGGGCTTAAAACTGAGATACCAACTAATGAGAATGAAATCTCTAAACTTGATCCGATTGCTAGAGCAAAGGTTGAGAGTAAACAGAAACAAGCTAAAGAACTTCAATCTGAATTAAATGATATTATCCGCCAAGGAGAAATCAAAGGTGAACCAATAGTTCCTAAAAAGGAAGAAGAGCGTATTAAAAAAGAAAAAGAGAAGGAGATTAAGGTAGAAGAAACTAACTCAAAGTTGAGTCAAGAAAAGGAAGTTGAAAAAGCTAAAACAAGACAGCCCGATATTGAAGGTTTAGGTCAAGAAAAAGTAATTACATATCCTAAACTTGAAAATAAACCTTATTGGAAAGACGACAAAAGAACTTATGAAGAAATAGATACAGAAGAATTTAATAATCCTTCTACTGATGCGCGGACTATTCATAGAGTAGTTCGTAAAGAAGCTTATAATAAACCTAACAGAAAACTATTCGGAAACTTAACTAAGAGATTATATTCTTATGTTAATGATAAAGGAGATAGAATGAAGGGTGATGTTATAGAAGTTACTATGGAAGATGGTAAGAAAATACGTGTAGCCTCTTCTAAGCAAGAATTTAAAGATGAGAATGATAAGACGGTAAGATGGGATGATATTTTTAGAAGACACTTTAGAAGTGAAAGAACGCAAGGAAATGAAGAGGGATTACCTGTAGGTATCCGCGCAGTTGACTTAAACAATCCGTTAAATGAAGATAAAGGACCTAATTACAAGCCTGGCAAAATAGCTTTAAAAGTATTTGATGCTAGAACAGGCAAGTTTTTATCATGGGCTAAAGAAACTAAATTAGGTAGCGCAGAGTCTTTAGATAAAGCAGGCAATGAATTATATACAGCAGAGCAAAAGGATTTACTTAAAACCTTAGAGCAACAGATGTATAACGAAAATCCTGAAGGCGGTGATGTTATAGAAAGACTTACTAAACCTAAACCTAAACCAACTCCTACAGAGAAAGCTAAAGAAGCTACTAATAAGATAGTTGAAGAAGCAAAGGCTAAAGTAAAAGAACAAAAAGCGTCAGTTCCATTAACTATTACAAAAGCAGTAAGACAACAATTATTTGACTTAGGATATAGTAAGGTTAATGTGGATAACATGAAGCCTGAAAGAGCATTAGAAATTATTAATAAACAAGAAACTAATAAGAAAGAAGTTAGTTCAGAAAAGGAATCTACTAAAAAAGAACCTACTACTAAAAAAGATAGTTCAAGTCTTAGAAGAAAAATAAAAGGTTATAATCAATTAAGTAGTGATGAAAAGAAATCTGAATTTGGAGTTAATCTTAGAAAAGAAATTCAAAAAGAAGTTGAGGAGTTTGGCGGTTCACTTAAACCTTTACTTAAAGGTAAAATACAATTACTAGATAGCGAAGGTAAGCAAGTAAAGAAAGCTCCTGTAAAAAGAGAACAATCTGTTATAGATGCTGAAAAAGCTATTGCTAAGAAAAGAAAAGATGCTTTAAATACTACTCCAACTTCAATACCTCAGTACCTTGCTATGGTTATAGGTTCTAAAGGTCAATTTGCAGAAAGTGTGACTATAAATATTCCTGACGTTCCTTCTATGATGAAGGATTTTAAAACAGGGTATAATTTAGAGTCTTTATTGCAAGGTTATAAAAACAGAGCTAACTTAAATGATGAATCTGTTGATGAATCTTATTTCAACTTAGAAGCTATGAACTTCTTAAAAGAATATTTAACAGAAGGAGGCAGAGATTTAGCTATTGATTATGCTGTTGAAGCTTACGAAAGAGAAATTAACGATGGATATACTGATAAAGAGATTAAGGAATTAGAAGCTTATGTTAAAGAGAATAATATAAAAGAATCTGATTTTGAAAAGGATAAGGAACTATCCCAGAATGTAAATGCGGAAGAATATATACAAATAACAGAAAAAATAGAAAACACAAATGAAAACGAAAGAAACGAACAACTCGCAAAAGAAATCTCAGCCGATTACTTCGGAGATGAGGGTGAAATTAACGATGTCTTTATTAAAACTGAGAGCAAAAAAAGTGGAGAAGAAGATATAGTTAGAGGTGAGTATGGACCTGACCAATTCCAAAAAGTATCTCAACGTAAAGGGGATATTACTAAGGTAAGGGATAAAATAGCTGCATCATTCCCTAAAATTAATGTAGAAGTAAATGCAGGTAAATTTGACGAGAGTCAGTCTACGGTTGCAGGTAAGGTATCGGCAGACGGTAAAAATATTTACTTAAATCCTAATTACGCAGGATTAGATACCGTTATACATGAAGCAGGACACGTTTTAATTGATGCTATGGGATATAACAATAAAGTTATACAAGCAGCCGTAAAACAACTAAGAACAACTCCTTTATATGCAGAAACAAAAGAACGTTACAAAGAATTAAGTGAACAAGAATTAGATAAAGAAGTATTAGCAGAAGCAATCGGAAGAGAAGGCGCTGACATCTTTGATAAAGTTGAAGATAGAAGTAAGTTTAAAGCTTACTTAGACTACATATTTGATTGGTTAAAACAGAAGTTAGGTATGGATAAAAACGTAGCTAAGAGTCTTGCTAAACAGATAATCGGAGGTGTTAAAACTAAGAACCTAGAAGGAGTTGCTACAGGGAAAGAACAATTACAAAAGACTGATAAAGAAAAGAAAAAACCATTCGCAGCGCAAGCATTAAAGTATAATCAATATGCTATGGAAGAAGGCTTTGATGCTCAGAAAGAATTTGATAAATACGAGCAAGCTACTGTAGAATTAAGAGAGGTAAAAGAAGATGAGAAATTAGCTACAATAGCCGCCGATGAAGCTGTTACTGATGAAGAAATTAAGGCTGCTGATGCTGAGTTAGAGAAACAAAGAGCTTTATTAAAAGAAGCTAGTAAAGAGTTTGCTATCAAAGCTAAAAGATACTTAGGATACTTGAAGTATAAAAAAGACTTTAGAGCAGTACAAGCTATCTTAGAAGATGATAACTTAGATGAATACAATATTGAAGAACTTAATGATTTAATTACTAAGCTATTCGCATTTAATGATAGAGCTGCTAAATCTGTAAAAGAAAGAGCGTATCAAAGACTTGGACATCTAGTTACTGTTAAGCAAAACGAGATACATAAAGATAACGAAGGCTTTATAGAGGCTTTAGGTAAGACAAGTGATATTAGTCCATTGCAAAGTAAGATATTACACTACTCTCAATTCTCTGAAAAGAACGCTGATATGCAAGCTTTAGCATTAGCAAACGGTAAAGCTATCATTGACAAGATAACTGAAGCTAATTCATTAAAAGATACTCATGCTAAACTTGGATTAAAAGTAATTCAAGAAGAGAATAAGAGATTAGGTATTGTAGGTAAAGCCGCCAATAGATTTAGTTCTGACTCAAGTAAGTACTTCGAGTGGATGATTAACGAAAAAGGTGATTACTTAACAATAGACGAAGCAAAAGCTAAAGGATTATCTAAGGCTAAACTTGACTACTTAGACTTCCATAGAGAAACAGTTGCAGGATATAGAGAATCTATGTCTTCAAATGACTATGAGAATGTTAAGATGGGTGCTATTAGAGTTGATAAGAACTTTAGAGAGGCTTATAAGTCAGAAGGTTTAATCCCTGCTTTTAGTTATTACTTAGGCGGCGGAGCAACTAATTTAGGTAGAGTAAGAATCTTACATAATGGTAAAGTAATGTCTTATTCTGAAATAGAAAAAGAGATTATCGCTGGCGTTGATAAGAAAAACATTAAGAGTATAGCAAAGGCTTTATACAATTTACTTGTAGCTAACATTAAAGCTAGATACCAATTAAAGAAAGGTCAAAACATTGATGAGAAAGATAATCCTTTAGAATTAAAGGGAGATTCTGAGTATTCATTAAACGAGAAAGGTCAATTAGTAAGTAAGTTTGATAAGCCAAGAGCTGCGGATAGAGGTTACTCAAAAGACTTCTATAAAGCTATGAATCAATTTATAGATGAGTCAGCACACGTTAAGCATATTAGTAAGATTATGCCATTAGTGGAGGCTATAGAGTATCTTAATAAGAATGGCTATATGGAAGAGGGATATGTTCCTAAAAAGAATGTATCTAAGTGGATTAACGATTGGAAAGCTTTACAGATTTTCAAAGAACCATACGTGAACGATCCTGTTATTGACGCTGCTATTAAATCTTTAAGAAAATTAGTAGCAAGTACAACTATGTGGTTTAATATTCCTGCTAATACTATTAACGTATTTGTAGGTAACTACAATAATTGGAGAGCCGAGAATGCTGAAACATTAGCTAGAGGTAATGCTAGATTATTTGGAGGTAAGGGAAGTAGAAAAGAAATAGGTATTGTTAATGATTATGCTTTAGCTATTATTAAGAAGTATAACTTAGTAAACCAAGACTTTGACTCACATCCTGTAATTAAAGCAGGTAGTGTATTTTCTAAGTTAGCAACGTGGGGTACTCAAGTAGGTGAATATCAAATACAAGGTTCATTAGGATTAGGATTACTTAGTCAAGAAGAGTTTGATAGCTTTGAGTTTACTAAAGACAAGTATGGTAACGATGTATTAACTGTTAAACCTAACGGAAAATATACTGAAGATGAGATTAAGTCTAAAATGACTCAAATTAAGAATAGAGTTACAGACATACAAGGTAAATATCCTGACGAGGACCGCCGTAATATTATGCGCGGAGAGTTTGGTAAGGCTTTATTCCAATTTAAAGTATGGATGCCAGATTGGTTCAAAGAAAGATTCTCTGCTAGATACTTTAATGCTTATGGCCAAGAGAAAGAAGGTTCTTATACTAAGATGTTAAGAGTAGGAATTAAAGAAATGGCTACCGATTTAAAGAAAGGTGATATTAAAAAAGCTTTAACTAATCCTGCTTTTGTTCAAAACTTAAAAGGAATGGCTACTATCGGCGCTTTATTAGCTCTTAAACACGGAGGAGATGACGATGATGATAAGAAAAAAGGTGGATTAAATTGGGATAGCGCATTAAGTCAAGTGTTATTTATTTTTGATTTAGAACAAGATAAGTATATGGTAAGTAACCCTGCTGCTGTTTTAGGTAAGATTAAAGATATGTTAAATGCTTTTAAAGCACTTGTAGGATTTGAGGAAGATGCTTGGCAGAAAACTAAGAGAATTTTACCAGGAGGTAAGGCTGTAACATTTGTTGAAAATCAAATAAAATAATCTATATATTTACAGTATAAAAGTAATAAAATGGCAATAGAAAGAATAGATTTAACAGGTTGTATCGAAATAGAGAAAGGTTGCACGCAGCTTTTGTTCTCAGACATAACTGGATTTCTTGTTACATTATGTAATGATGAGTATAATGAGTTTGGATATGGATTAACAGATGGAGCAGCATTAGACGATGTTACTTCCGCGCAATTAAACGTCTATTATCCTTCGATGACTACTCCTATTACTTTTGATTTCACTATTTCTAGTCACGTTATTAAAGAATGTTTATTCACTGATTTAAACGGAACAGTAACAGATATTACTGCTTTATTAGAATCTACAGTATTCCCTTTGACTAACTTTGATGTTACTTTAGCTGCTTATGGAGTTACTTTACCTGAAATGGCTGATGGTATCTTTAAATGGGATTACACTATCAGTGGATTGATTGGAGAATTACCTTTCTCTTATACTACTTCAGATGAAGCTTTGTCTAGTTGTTCAGTAAATTGTTGCATAGAGAATAAATATGTAGAAATGGACTTATCTTGCGGATGCTTTGACGATAAATTAAAAAACTTAATTCTATCAGAAGTATTATTACAAGGCGCTAAATACGCCATGAATGTAGGACAAGATAGTAAAGCTCAAGGTATGTTAGATAAGGCTGCTGAGATTTGTGATAGTAATTGTACAGATTGTTAAAAATTAAAAATATTAAATATGTGTAAATGTTCAGGTAAATGTGGTTGTAATATCACATCAACAACAAAAGGAGAAAAAGGTGATTCTGGAAACACGAGTGTGTTAACTACTAAAGTAACATTGACGACAGCTCAAATATTAGCTTTATTTACTACCCCTATACAATTAGTGGCTGCTCCTGGCGTAAATTTAGCTATACAAGTAATAAAAAGTTCTGCTAGAATTAATTATAATACTGTTCCTTATGCTACAAATTTAGTGTTAGGTATAGGCTCTCCAACAGCATCAGTTAGTCAAGAAACTATTACTGGCTTATTAGGAGCATCTATTACAAAAATACAAAATGGGTTAGCTATTGGTTCTACGGCATCTGAGACTCAATTAATATCTAATGCAGCAGTTAATGTAAGTGCGCTTGTTGGAAATCCTACGGCAGGAAATAGCTCAGTAGACATTTATTTAACTTATAGGATTATAGCTTTATAATGGATATTCAAACTAATCATAGAGTAACTTTACTTAATGCAAAGTGTAATTACGTTTGCGCTGTAGATATTTTACAAAAAAAAATGTCTTATGGAGAGGATGTATCATGTTGTATTAATAAACTTTACTTGGCTCAAAAACTTATAGGAAGACTTGAGTGTTTTTGTTTTGAAACTCCTGTATATGACAATGCCGTGTCAGCAGAGTTTACTTTTACTGTAGCTAATAATGATTACTTAACAGGAACCGTATTACAATTAATAGTTGATGGTGTTCAAGTATCATCTGTTACAACTCCAGATGGGATATCTAAACCTACAGCGTGGTCACAAATATTAAATGACTTAGACTATGATTATGTATTAGTAAATAATGGCGACAGTAGTACATTTACTTTAATCATGCCTTGTGACACTAAAAATATTACAGCATCAATAACTAAATCAGAAATAACTAATACATTTATTTTAACCAATACTGTTGTAGGAGTATGTGAAGTAACTACACCTCCTTGCTATAACTGTATAGATAACTCTGATTTACCTAAAATGTATGAAGTATTACATAAACTATTACAATGATTTTTACAATAGCTCAGATAAATGCTATATGGCAAGATAAAACTGCCACATTAGATAAAATTTATCTTTGTGATGATAATTATATGTATAAGGGTGTGAGTAACGGAGCTTTAACAAGGATTCTTACTGGCAACTTAGATAATTACAAGGCTGAGTTAAGAAAGCAACAGTTGGCTGCTGAGCAAGAGGAATATCAACAACAATTAACTGTAGAGTCATTAGTTAGTCAAGTATCAGAATTAAATACTAAATCTGAAATAAAACAAGTAGAGGTTGATTTTGGTAACGAAGGATTATTTGAAAAAGAATTTACTATATATGACAGTAGAATATTATCAGATACATTAATATTAGCATCATTAGCATACTCTAAACCAACCGATAAAGATTTAGATGAATTAGAGATGGATGATTTAATAATTAAAGCAGGAGTATCATCTGAAGAAACATTTAACTTGTTTATAACGGCAGCAGATGGAAGTCCATTAGAAGGAAAATTTAAAATTAACTACTCAATAAATTAAATATTATGGCAATTATTAAAGACTTATTAGGATATATTTGGAAAATAGACCAAACTTCTCAAGCAGGTAGAGTTACACAATATAATACAGATGCTTCTTTAGTTAAAACTATTGATGGCGTTTCTAAAACATATTCAGCTTCTATAACAGGACTTGTTGTTGCGGCAGCGGCTACTGATTTTATTATGATAACAGGAAGTGCTACTAAAACAATCCGTGTAACTAAAATAGAAGTGATAGGTACAGCTAATGGAGATGCAGTTACAGATATTACAGTTGTAAAGCGGTCTACATTAAATGAAGAAGGAACATCAACAACTTTAACAAGTGTTCCTCACGATAGTTCAGATGAACCAGCTACATCAGTTATAAAAGCTTATACTGCTGACTCAAAAAAATTAGGTACATCTGTTGGTGATATAATTTCTCATAAATTATTTTTAAGTACATCAAAAACTCAACCATACGCATTAAAAATGTTATTTGGAGATAGAGCTTCTAAAGCTATTGTTTTAAGAGGAGCCGACCAATGTTTATGTTTAAATTACAATGGCAGAACTAATGCGGGTAACGCTATATCTATTTCAATAGAGTTTATAGAAGACTCCTTGTAGTAGGTTAATGAATGAAAGTATAGAATCGTTAAAATCAGCCATGAATTATATTAATAAATGGACTGAATAATAGTTAGCTATAGAATAATAAAAAACCCTCTTTTTTAGGGAGGGTTAATTACTGACTTACGATTCAGATGAGCTAGTGGGCTTTAATTTATTTAGGAATAGATTAAACGCATCTCATTTTTACGATTCACACGTCTGTGACCAATGTTTTAAACATCATTTAGGCTAAATATAATTCCTTTACAAAAGCTTTTACCGTCTTTTTTTAAATCATATTGAACGTGCTTTATAGTAGTTAAAAACTTCCATTTGAATATACTATGCTTATCCCAAAATACTTCTATTACCTTTCTTGACTTATTAGGACACTGCTTAGTATAAGGGACGAACTCATCTCCTTCTTTAGCCATGAATATCTGTCCGCCGTGAAGTAAATCAAACTCATCTTTTAAAGAACCACTAAAAATTATAGTATCATCACCAATAGCAGACACTATGACTAGATTACTGTATTTAGCTGAGTTAATAACACTTTTAGTAAAGCTATCATCTACGTCAAATCCATTTAATTGTTTTGCTAGTTCTTCAGCAGATATTTTGCTCATTTACTTCTTTTTAGATTGTTTAGTAACTGCGAAAATTGTCTTTTTTCTAGCTTTCAACTTCTCTTCATAAGCATCTTCTTGGTTAGCTTGAGCTTTATCTACACGTTTTAATGTGGCTGCTTGCGTTTGTATTTTAGCATTTCTACGTTTCTGTTCCGATGACTCTGGAGCTGCTTTTACTTGAGCCTCTTCATCTAATACAATGTAATAAATAGAACTCTCATGTGTCATTAAATAAGGCTTACCATTGATAATAGACTCTAGGTTAGCCATTGAATTGTAAATCACTAATAATCCTACTTTAAGATAATCAGAACACTCAGGGCCTAATGCTATGATTCTAGCAGTGAACTCTTGAGTACTAACTGCATCAGGAATGATTAATCCTGTTTCAGACTTTCTTTCTCCGCCTTTAACGCGCTGTAATAAAACTGATTTACCTAATGGAATAACGTTTACATTACTTTTAACTAAATCCAATGGTACTTTTATTGCTTGGATTCTTTTTGCTAATTGCTGATTAATACTTTCCATAAGTAGTTGGCTGTGTTGTTGTTAATTTAACTTTTGGGAATTTGTTTTCTGTCATCCATGCTTTTAAGCAATCGGCTCGTTTTGACATTTTTAATTTACTCATTTTTTCTGTTTTTGTTTGGTTATAAAATTAAACTATTTGTATTTATTATCAAAATATTAAGCGTAAAATCTATTTAGAAAATCCACTATTCGCTTTGCTTCTGAATCCCATATTTCATAAAGATAATCTCCTTTGTGTTTATCTCGGATTTCTATTACTTTGTTTTTCCAATTACGGACTTGCTGAATATCATCAGCTAGTATCCAATCTAACTGCTTAGTAGTAGAGAATGGATAAGGTTCTTTAACATAGATTAACTCAGAACTATCATTTGTTTTGTTTTCTAAGATTTCTTTGTTAATGTCTTTATCGGCTGAAGGATGTATTATGTTTATCATTATTGACATTCATTGCAACTGTTTTTTTCTATAACAGTTAGGTTCATTTGATTAGTTGCTCCATAGTTTGAAGTGGCTTGATATTCTGCATCCGTTGAGGTGCATTTATAGAATATAAAAGAGTTGTTGAAACCCATTTGATACCAACAATATACTTTTGAAGTTGTTGTTTGTGTTGTGCTGCTTGGAGCAGTAGTTTTCTTTTGACATCCTACAAATAGGACTAAAATTAATAAGTGTTTCATAATTATTTGTTTTTGATTTAAAGTTTATACGATACTTAATATAAAAGGTTACAAATTAATCAATCATTTTAATTGTTTAAACTAATCTTTGATAAATGTACCGTCTACAGTCTTTCCACTTCTATTAGATATTTCTACCCATGCAGCTTCCAAACAGTCTTCTATTCTTAATTGATTCTGCTCTGCGAGTATAATTAAAGTAACCATTACATCACCTATGCCATCAATTAATTTAGGGGTATTCTTCTTCAATAAAGCAGATGCTACTTCTCCTACTTCCTCGGTTACCTTTGCCATTTGTGCAAATGAATTTTCTTTTTTCAATAGGTCTTTATCCTTAGCCCATTGTACTACTTTTTCGATTGTTTGTTTCATGTTTATTTGGTTTTAGTTATTATTCAAATTCTTCACACCAACTATCAATACATTCTTGCTTATCTCCATGTTTAAAAAATGCAAATTCGCACTCTTGCTCATTTATCCTTATCACAACCCAATCTTTACCTTCTGATTCTATAACTGAATCACAAAGATCATATCTTCTTCCAAAGAATCCATTACAGTAAGAGTTTTTTATTATAAGACCAACGTTATTCATGATGTTTAGTTTTGATTTAAGTATTTGTACGAATATTAATTCAAAAGGTTACATTTTTAATTCATTTTTGAATTATATTCTTGTTTTAATCTATCTTCTAATTCAAATACTTTCTGCCACTCAGGTTTATTGATTATTTCACTTCGCGGATTGTTATCGAAAATACTATGACACCCAGTTCCTTGTATATTATAACACATTATTCTGATATTATCAAGATTAAGTCTAAATCTCTCATACCTGCCTTTTCTGAGTATATGAGCAAAGTTTGAATGAGTCACAAGGCTAAGTCTTTTTCCGCACACAAAGCAAGTAATAGGATTATCCTCAAATGAATCTAATATAACTTGGAATACATCTTTTTCTCCTGTAGCTTTAAATACTTGTTTTTTAGCTACTGATTTACCTTCCGATTTCTTTTTAGCTTGTTTAAGTTCGTAATTACATCTTTGACAATAGCCTTTTTTAACAGCTATAATACCTTCTTTATCGCATTTTACGCAAATTCCGTGATGTGGTTGAAACATATTATTTTAAAAGTTTAATGTGAACTCCTGGATTATTTTTATCGTATTGATATGGCTTAAAAGATGGAATCAGAAAATCCGCAGAATCATCTTCAATCCAATTATTTTCAGTGAATAAATCTTCGCAAGTTTGAGCCGCATTACAATAATCAAACCTATGCTTGCTTCCCCTTACAAATGTAAATTCAACTTTAAATGGTGGTTTTAATCCATAATGTTCAATAGCATTCCTAAATTCAATTCCAAAGATATTGTATTGCATTTTAGTCACATCTTTATACTTCTTATGATTTGCACTAGGTAAACTAATCTGCTTTCCATTTCTAACAAAGTTTATTCGGCTATTCTTTTTAGATGGAACGTTGTAAGTAATAAACCACTCAGTATTTATCTTATGTTCAAAATCAGGACTATCATTTACCTTTTGTCGGACAATAGAGATAGGTTCTTTTACTTCAATTCCACTAACAGATGCAGCTTTCTTTTTACTATAAGTTCCATCTTCGTTACGAGTAAGTCCCATAGCTTCTAATCTCTCTATTGTAAAACCTAGTTTCTTAGCCATTATCCAAATATTAATTTAAGTTTTTTAAGAGCCTCTGCTTCATCAAATTTAGGAGAAGTAACAAGTAATTGTATATTAATACCATATCTTACTGCTAACCATATAATCTGAGCTTCACTTAGTGTATTCTTTTGAGGCTTATCACTAAAGTATCTTGATAACTGCTCTGGAGCTATCTTGAATCGTCTTTCAGAAGCATCTAACACAACCGCCGAGTTCTTAAATCCAAATCCTACATTGGACGGATATAACTCTTTCAGCCTATCGTGGATATGCTTCTTTAAGACTTTACTATCCTTTACTAATGACATCTAAGTATTCATCTATGTTGTTAATAGCTATATCTAATTGTTTCTCTAGTAAATCATTTGTAGTTTTAGGAAAAGTAAGTCTTCCGATTTCTAATTTAGTTTTACGATCAACAAATGTTTGGAGGTTAAAAAATTCTCCATCGGCGTTTCTCCCTATTGGTTCTTTGAAAGTATCAATAGTAACAATGATGTTTCTTCCGTCTTTTGTTTTTGCTTCTTTAGCGATTGATGCTGTTGGTTTCATATATGTTTTGGTTTAATAGTTAATTATTTTTACTGATACGTTATAAGTATGTAGTTTTGAAAATAAATAATCTTTATCATTATTTAAAAACTCTTTTGCTTTTTCAAATGAATCAAAGCTGTAATAAGATGTTGGCTTCCATGTATTATTAGTGTTGCCCCATAATACTTTTTCTATTGTGCAAGTTTCTTTCATATCTATTCTTTTATTGTAATTTCTCTGTAATAGCGGTCTGTATAAGACTCAGGAGATAATACTATCACTCCTTCTTGAGCCACAAAGTTGAGAACATTGTCGATAAATTCAGATGTTTCTTTCTTATTCAACTCTGTTAAACTCTTAACCATGTGCTTATCGTATTTCTTTTTACCTACTACTACTCTTATTTGATAGCACAAAAACATTGGAGCCATTACTTCTTTATGTAGTTCCTCAACTGTTGTATAGTGACTAAAAGATTCATTCTGTAAACAAGTCTTTAGTATAGCTCCCCAATAATATCCGAATTGAGATACACTAGGACGCTTATGGCGCTCTTTAATAGTTAACTCAAACTCTTTTCCTGCTAAGGATTCTCTTTGCTCTTGCCATAAATCTACATTGTAAAAACTAATGTTTCCGTTTGGAAGGACGCGTCCGAAATGTTTTATGGTAATATTTGCCATTCTAATTTATCTATGGTTTTTACAAGCAGCCAACTCGTTTCGGTTAAAATATGTTTCGGGCTACTTGCTATCAAATCTACACTAGTAAACGAGTTAGCCCTCGCAAAGTGTTTCCGCCTTTAGAACGGATAGATTAAATTAGAACGCTTCATCATCGTCTTCATCTGCTGGATTGAAAACAATATCTTTTTCAGCTTCAATCTTAACTTCTGACTTAGGAGCAGACTTAGATTTAGAGTTTAATCCATTGTCTTGATTAGCATCCACAACTTCACCTGCCGCTACCGTAGAAGCATTCTTAGCTAAATAAGGAGTTAAGTATTCTTGTAGCTCTCTATCTAATTCTACAGCCGCATCATTAGCTTCTTCAGATACTTTTAAAATCTCATACACTGGCTCAAAATACTTAGTAGCTCCTTTCTTCATTGGATTAGCTTTTTTAACAGATACTCCAATCTCACTCATCTTTTTACCTTTGCAGAACTCAATGTATGGTCCTAATGCAGAACCTTTTAATTGTAAGTTAGCTAATACATAATTCTTGCCTTCTTTAATAGCTACATATACAGATTGAACGTAGTCAAGTCCACGAGATGACAACTTCTCTTTTACGTTTTCGTATAAGCCTGTCATAACTACTCCGTTCTTTGTACGAACTGTTAGCATATCAGTTTTAGTGTTACGAATTTCATTTGAATAGAATCCTAATCCTGCTTTCTCATCATAACCTTTAGTTGTAGATAATTGATCTAACGGCAGAAAGTAGAAAGGTAATTCAATGAATACATTTTCCTTCTTTTCTTTATCGTAGTACTTAAATTTTCCTTCCGAGCCACTCCATTCGATAAATTTTGAAGATGGGTTTACGGCGTTGTTTGTTGGATTACTTCTTGACATTTGTTTTTGTTTTTATGGTTTATACTATTTATACTTAATTTCTTGATGTAAAGTTACACACTTTGATTAAAATATGCAAGGAATTTAAAATAATAATGCTCTATCTGTGAAATTACTTAACTTATTCATATTCTTCCTGTGGTACTTTCTATCTACTATTTTAGCTCTGCTTACTGCATTACCGTGCGTGTGGATAGTTCCTAATTTATTAATAGTTATTTTGAACGTCTCAGATTTAGAAAACATGATATTCATAGCGCCAACGTGTCGCATAATAACAAGTCTTATCTGTTCCTCAGTGTACTTAGGATGCTTATCTTTTAGTTTATGTATTAGTTGAGCGTTTAGCATTACACGGTTACTTTTAAATCTTTGTAATACTTAATACCATTTACTATTTTACCATCTTCTAATGACTCAGAATTAGCTTTTAAATACTCTTTTACTTTACTCTCGTCTACCATTAAGAACTCTTTAGGAACTAGGTTAATATCTACTATTTCAAAGCACCATGGTCTGCGAATTTTAGATATAACTTCTACTTCAACTTTAGGAACGTCCGCTGATTCGATATTTTGTTTTATTTCTGCTTGGACTTCTTTAATAGCTTCTAATTCATCAGGGCTTTCAGCGGCAAACTCTTGTTTCTTTAGATTAAATAATCTGATATAACTACTTGCAATCTCTTCTAATTGAGTATAAAACTCTTGGTAAGATTCGGGTTTACCTAATAATTCATTAAGCTTTACAATACAATAATCACAATTATCATAATCCTTAATCATTTCTAATCTTGATTGGCACCAATGCTTAGTTTTTTCAATACTATCTTGAATATCTTGCTTACGCTTATTCTCAGTCTCAACTAATCTAATCCAAGCTATCTTTTCATTTTTAAGATGCTTTAATGCTTCTTCTGAAGATTCTGATACATAAGCCGCCGCCGCATCAACAGCCTTACCTCTCTCAAAGTGTGGTTTCTTTTCAGCTACTCTAACAGACTCTACTGCTTTGATAAGTTCGTTCACTTTACCCATTTGATTCTCGCAAACAGCTAGACTGTTCTCATCAGTTACTTTGATTTGTAGACAAGTTTCAGCCGCTTTGTCGAGTTGTAATTTTACATTCTCGAATTTAAGAAGAGATGACTTTAACTCAGGAGTTTGTACTATCAATTTTTGTAGTGTTACTTTTTCTTTCTTTGCCATGGTTTATTTTTTTAGTGATTTTAGAAAATTAGTTAATTCTTTAGCTAACATAGCTGAATTATATTGCGCGGATTCTATTTGATATAAAGCACTTTTTAATCCTCTTTTAGTTTGAGCCTCAAGGCTAGTTCCGTCTCCTTTTAAACAGATAAATCTGTCCCAAGGTATCTTAACTTCTTTTTTCTTCTTCATAACCACAAAGTGATCTATTTTTACATCCAATACAGTAAAGCAACCTTCCATATCAGATATGTGAACTTGACTTCCTGGAATGCAAGGCTTCTTATTCTTAACTAAAACTCCAGCGTTGTAATAATACCAAGGATTATAATATGTATTCATAATGTGTAATTTTAATAGTTAAACGTATAAAAATAAATAAGGTTACAAAAAATTGATTATTTATTCAAATTATTTTTTATTCTTCTCTATTAAGCCTAAACTTATGGTATTGAGCATCTAATTTAGGAATAGGTATCTCATCAGGGAACACTCTTTTATCTAAGTCTGCTTTAATATTAAGCCATATCTCCGCCATCTTACATTTACAGTAGTCTTGGTATATCTTCTTATGCTTATCTTTATCTTTAATACTTCTATCTTGGATGACTAAGTAGTCTGCTTTACAATTCTCTAATACTTCTTTCTTGATATTTTCATCAATAGACATATCATTACCTGCCCATTTAAGTAAATCGTAAAGCATGGCTCCTGAGTGTGTATTTGTTATTATCCCACAACCTTCATTATCGTAAAGGTTATAGAACTCTTTTAGGCATATAGCGGATAAAGCTAATCCTATTTGGGATTTAAAATCTACTTTAGAACTCATCTCCATTGCTACTTCCTGTTACTAATCCATTAACTTCATTAATATCAAAATCTTTAAATGCTGAGTATTTACCTTCAAATCTTACATATCTTCTACCTGTCTCTCCATATCTATTCTTAGCCATATTAATCTCGCAGAGTCCTTTTAAAGACATTCCATTCTCCATAGGATCGGTTTCAAAGTAGTCTGGCCTATAGAGTAACCATATCTGTACAGCGTTTGCTTCAATAGCTCCTGAGCCTTTTAAATCTCCCATTACAGGCTTTTTATTCTCTCTCTTACCAACTTCCCTAGATAATTGAGATAATTCCATCATGCAAAGATTATATTTCTTAGAAAGTTCCATTAAGCCGTTACTTCTTAATCCTAATTGCTCTTCACTACTAATCCCTCTTGTCTCCTCAATAGTATTTCTCATAATTTGAATATAGTCTACCATAACAACTATCAATTCATTCATAGGAACTGTTTTACGCATCTTTCTTATTCTAGTCTCCATATACTGCCAAGTAATTCCTGGGGTGTCATCTATGACTAAATTATCTTTTAATCTTTGCTTGTACTTCTTTACTTTTACTAAATCTTCATCTAACAATCCTCCGCCACGTATCGCATAAGAATTAATTGTAAGGTTGTTGGCCCACATATTCTTCATTAATTGAGTAGCAGGCATCTCTAAAGAAAACACAGCAACAGGCTTACCTTGTTTGATAGCTACATTATCAACGATGTTTACCATTAATGAACTTTTACCAGAACCAGGAGGCGCTCCAATAACAATAACCTCTTGTTTTAGTCCACCACACATCTTATCTAAATCTTTAAGCCCTGTAGAATAACCAACTATCTCTTTTATATTATTCTGAGCTTCCATTAACTCGTTAAATGCTTGATCAAAAATATCAGTTGCTTTTTTATCTACAGAAAGATTATTCTTAATACTCTCTATATCGTTCACTGCCGTCTTTAAATCTTCTAAACAGCTATTTACATCTCCTAATTCAGAACTAAGCTCTGAGTGAACTCTTTGAAGTAATGGAGTTAATTGTCGCTTAGAATACTCATCAAAAATATCCTTAACATACTCATCTACATTCTTAGCGATTTTATAATTAGGCTCAGACACTTCAAGTCCGATTTCTTTTTTGTTACAACCTGCCTTAATAAGCATATTAGAGAGCAGGTAAATGTCAGATTTCTTACCTTTACTATGATTATAAGTTATAATTTTGAATTTAACCTTATTAAAGTTTGTGGACCATAAGTTTTCAAATACCAAGTGTTCACAATTAACAAATAAATCAGCATTATCCGCAAATAGATTAAGTACTTCTCTTTCTTTTTGTTTTAAGTCCATGTGTTATTGAAAAAATGATGATGTATTTTTAACTTCTACTTTTAATTTCATTTCAGGCTTAAACCAAGTTGCGATAGCCTTTCCTTTCCATCTTAATACAGGGCGACCTTGATTATCATACCAATCTAGTGCCTCGTAATACTTATGGAATCTGATAGCAGCATCCTCTTGGTAGCCTTCTTTCTTAAAATACTCCTTTACTTCTTCTAATGTCGGCGCGGTTGCAGGCTTCTTTTTCTCCTTCTTAGGCTTACTAAAATAACTTTTAATAGCTTCATGTGTAGCTTTAGTGTATTTCTGCTGCTTCTTTGATCCGTCTGCCAAAGTGAAATTATATAGGAATAAATCTCCTTCTTCTATTACTTCTAGTTTTACCATGTTTTTAATTCAAGTTTGAGTTATAATTTAATATTACTTAGTGGACTTTGGATTTTACTTATGTGATTATGGCTGATATGGAGGTAGATATTAGTCGTTTTTACACTAGAATGTCCAGCGAGTCTTTGGATAAGCGAAATATCAGTTCCGTTCTCAACCATGTGCGTAAAGCTGCAATGACGCATAAGGTGTGTGTAAACCCTTTTATTACATATTCCTGCTTTATCTGCCAACTGTTTAATTACTTCTCCTACACTTCTATCTGTGTATTGCAGTGATTTTTGTCCATTAAAAACATACTCGGCGGACTTGTACTCATTCCAGTAACTTTCTAATACATTAATCAAATCTTGAGATAATGGGACTTGCCTATCCTTATTTCCCTTAGCTTGGATTATATTAATTACCATTCTACTTCTATCAATATCTTTCCATTTCAAATTTATAAGTTCCGATACACGTAATCCACAAGAGTACAGTAAAGCTAAAATTGCTTTATGCTTCTTATTTTGGCAGACATTAAACATTCTTTGAATTTCGTTTACAGAAAGAACGATAGGTAGTTTCTTATCAGACTTAGGATAAGGAATCTTATCAATCTTGCTTGGCATACCTACAGTTAATTTATAGAAAGATTTAATAGAGCAAAGGTTATGCTTTCGTGTATTTATCGTTTTAAAAGTCAATAAATACTCTTTAATTTCCTGAGTCGGTATTTCTTTAGGCTCAGAATATTTATCGAATTTTATAAGAAAAGATTTAACTCCAGAAGTGTAATTTTCTTTGGTTGCATCACTATTATACTTTAAAGCACAATCAGTTTTATATCTATTTATCCACTTTTCTAAATTCATATTTTCGATTTTTTAATTAAAGAGTATTGATTTTGCTGTTAGTTTAAAGGGTAGTTTACATATAATAGTTAGCAAACAGTTTGCTTGGTTTCCCTACATTTGGTGCATACCATCAAACTTTTGCCTTGTACTGATAATCCTGTGTTCATCCAAGAGTGGTCGCAAACCGATTTGCTAACAGCAGATAAACGCAATTTTTCAGCATCTAATTCTTTAGCTATGGTTTCCAACTCTCTAATTTTTTCTATATCTAATTTCTGTTTCATAAAACTGCGTTTATCTGCGAACCGTTATAAGCAAACGGTAGCTACTTTGAAACGTTTTTTTTTACAATCTCGTAATTTAGTTCGTGTAAATCTTTAATTAATCCGCAAGTCATACTTGTTTTGGGTGTTTCTTCAAAATATTTATATCCTCTATTTTTAATAATAGTGTATAAAACATTGTGTTCTTCGGCATCATTTCCACCAAATAATTCTTCTATTTCAATCATATCGTTATTTTTTTTAAATTGTTTTTCATAGTAACATTAGTAACCGTCAGCTTATAACCCAACCCTTACCCAACTCGGTCGACACCTTCGCTGGGTAAGGCTTCATCCGTTATAAGCAATAAAAATTACTTAGTGTACACTTCGATTCGGTCATGTGCACTCCAAACATTAGCCCAAGCCCACTCCCATTCTAAATCATCAGGGCGGTTCTTTTTGTGAGCTTCTTCAATAGCTTGTATCGCTTCTTCTTTGGTGTCGTAATCTCCAATAAAATCACCCATACCACCGCTTGGGTAATAACAATCTCCGTAAAATGATAAATACGTTTTCATAAGTCGTAATTTTTACAGCTTATAACAGCACCTAACAAAAATGGCTGCTACAAGCATTTGTTTATAATTCAGAAGTTCTTACAAGCAGCCACTTCTATTAGCTGCAAAACGTTACCAGCAATTAGACAAGGAAACCTTCCAATATTAATTTGTTGTGCAATATCTCAAGTCTTTCTCGTGGACTGAATAGAATATTGAAATCTTCCCATTTCATTCCACAAATTAATGCTGATACTTCTTTGAGCGCCATCTTTTGGTTGAGCGATAATGATTTATACCAACTAACTGCTGGTAACAAGCGGTTGGCGTCATTGCCGTTTTCGTGGTTTATTGAAGTTTTGTGTTCCATATCAAATTTATTTTAAAAGTGAAAGTTTAGTGTTCCAAAGTCGGCAACGAACGCCAACCGCCAGAACGTTAGCAGTAATGCCTATTTGCCACGCACATACTTGCTGTTAATATTCCTTAGTGTTCTCAACACATCTTCTTCAACATTTTGCAAAACGCATCCTAAAGCATACATCTCTTGTCTGTCTGCATCTTTTGGTAATGAATTTACTATATCCCAAAATATTGAAGAAGATTTACCTGAGTAGCGGTAACGCACATAGGCACTACTGCTAACAAGTGCTTTATTCAATGCCTTAGTTTTCGGCTTCGATTTTACTTTTGTCTTTTTATTTTTCATTTGTGTTTCAATTAAATTTTATCTGTTAAGTCGGCACTAAATAAAGCACCAACCGTTAGTACTAATAGCCTTTGATGTTTAATCTTCGGCTTCGTCCTGCTTTGTAAATTGATATACTAATCTATTAGCGATATGATTAAAACCTAAAATGTCAGTATCATCTTGAGTTAATTTTTTATAGATATTACAAGGCACTATATTAGCTAATGCGTGCAAAAATGCAGTTGCTTTATCCTCATCATCAAAATCGCTTAACGATATTCTATAATCGCTATCACTATCTTCATTTAACATTTCTGCTATTGCGCCTTGTATAATTGCAGCGTATTGGTACGATTGTTCTTTGTTGTTTTTCATATTTTAGTTTTTAATTGTTATTGTTTTTAAATTTTAATTTGGCTACTGGTACTAACAGCACCTAATAAAAAGCTGAGTTAACAGCTCATATATTTTTGTGTAATTACAGCCTTCTATTAGCTGCAAACCGTTATGTTCAATTTTATTTTATTAATTTTTAAAAGCCTACGCACCTAAGCGTTATCAGTAGGTATATTTACCTTATTCTTATATGGGCTTTCAATTTCAAAAACAATTTCTTGCTCGTTGTTATCTTCTCTAAAAGCAATTATCTGTATCCCATATTTACCGCCACGCTCTCGCATTTCATTTTCTGCAATTTCTTTAGCTGAATCAATTCCTGAGCATAAATCTACAATGTAATTATGTGATTGTTCGCTGCTCCAACGTTTGGCAATTACTATATAACTGCCTGTTTTTCTAAGTGGTTTTTCTGTTGTCATAAATCATGTTTTATTAATTGTTCTGTTTCTATTTTTAGTAATTGCTCTCCAACAATTTCTATTTCTTTAAATTGCTTTTCAATCTGTTTTAGCAAATCATTGTTTTGTTTTTGAAATAAGTTAATAAACTCTTGATTCTTTTCAAGTTCGTGTTTTAATCGCTCAATTTCAGCCCATATAAGTTTTTTTCTAAAGTATAAGTTTTCCATTTTCCTCCGCTTTTTTAAAAATTAATAAAATAAAACTGCCTCACACACTTGCCATCGCACCAACATAACACAACCTAAAATCAAACCGCCATATACTAACCGCTTATTAGGCGGTCAGCTTTTAGCTTGATGCCGTTAGCAAACATTAAAACGATTTGCTAACAATAAATAAACGTAATGTTGGCGTGTTCCGCCCGTAGCGTGGTATGGTAAGTTTTAGGCACTTACGGTTATGGTACTTGTCCATTAGCCAGAGGAACACTTTAACCACACACCAACACATACGTTTATTATTTTCCGTTATGTGCCATTTTAGGACACCCTTGCAATCTCATACACTTCATCAATTAAATGGTAGTGAGTTGCAAATTTCACCATTGCATAATTTAAACTACTTGCTTCAATATGTACCATTAAATCTTTATCCATACTTCTGTATTGGAATAAAAAACGGCACATAACAGCACCTAAAAAAGATGGCTTGCTTTGTTCTTCTAATAAACTTTTGTCTGTGTTCATAATTTTGTTCTTTTAATTAAGTTTCGAGGTATTAATCAGCCACCTCGTTTAGCTGCAAACCGTTATGCGCAAGCAACGGAAAACCGCAGATAAATCGTGAAATCGACGTGGCAAAAACAAGTGTTATGGTCAATTTCCTGTAACCTTTCGCCAAACTTTGCTTTAATAGCTTCAACGATATAAAACCATTGTTCTTCATCTTCCGCATCATCAACAATAATTGGTCGTTTAAAACTATCAAAACTATTGTATGGCGTTTTTCTTAATCCAATACTTGATTTACAATGAATTGAACCTGATTTTTTACTTTCTTTTACCTCATAGTGTTCAGGCAAAATTGATTTCATAAACTGAATGTCTTCGATAATTGTACTCATAATTTTTAATTTTTTTTTTGCCAGCGCATAACAGCAATTTGCATCAATGCCTTTGGCTTGGTTGTTAATTTAATGTTTGTTTTTTATTTGTTGTGTTCTTTTTTAATCCGAAGCTACTCGTATTTTTGCAAGGCACTAATGCAAGTTGCAAAACGTTAGGCGTAATTTTAACGACCAGCCAACTGTTCAACATTGGAAGCGAAAATTATACCTTTATTAAATTGCTTTAAATCCATGTGGTTTCTATCGCACATTTTTCCTGTTTTAAATCTTTCAACCATTACACCGTGATTTTCTTGACATGGTATTATTCTAATTTCATCATACTCTAAATGTTCATAACCGCTTTCATGTTTAATTTGGATTATTTCACCTTTAGAATAAACAGATACATATTTACCTTTACCAGTAGTTGGAATCATAGTTCCATCAAATACACCCATTTTAAAACCGTGTATTTTAGAATAATACCATCTCTTAACATCTCTTTTAAACCAATTAAGCCAGTATTTTCTTAATGGCCATTTATACTTGAAGTTAAAAAAACTACGCCTAACAGCTAGTATATTCAATTGCTTATTATTGCTCTTATTTTCAACTTTGTTTTTCATATTTACTTTTATTTATTAATTAAACTTTTGTTTTTCAAAATCGCAACTAAATATAGCTGCGAAACGTTACCTGCAAGGCTACAATTCCGACACATAATCAATTTCTATTTTGACCTGTTGCCAAAAGACAACCTTTTCTGTTCGATACAATGCGTTTATTAAATCAGCATTTAAAGTAGTGTATTGATGGAGCATTTCATCTGCAACAATAATTGCTACTTTCTTTGCTTGTGATAAAATTTGTTCAGGGTATTCATGGTTGGTAAGCATTGAGCTACCAACATATCCGTGAACGTAATCTTTAAACTTGCTTACAAGTTCCTGTGCTTTTTCTTTTGGCAACATTTTGAATATTATTTTTAAGTTCCTACTGATAAACCGCCCAGCAGGTAACAGCGGTTTGGCAAAAGCTGCCATTGAAATTTGTGCGAAAATTGAGCATCCGTTAGGCAGCCTTCGCCAAGCCGCAAAACGTTATGTGCAACCTTAAAGAACATTCTGCAAGTATTGTCCTGAATCCAAAATAATATGCTTACAATATTTTTGCTCTTTAAGTTCATCAATCCATATATGCCAATGCTTCATAAATGTTCCAATAAAATCATAAGGACTATCACGCTCAATGTATCTATCCAAATATTCGTTTCGGAGTTCATTTTTTGGGTAAACAAGAGTTATTTCAAATCCTTCATCATGTAGCAATTTCATTCCTTCTGGCTCTGTTGCAATAAAGATGTAATCTACCTTACCGATATACTTCTTAACATCTTCAATATATTCTTTGAACAGTCCTTTTTCTTTATACTTCCAATATTCAACTTCAACTGCCTTTATATCTGTTTTATCACAAATAAATGTTTTACCAGCACCACAAAAGGCAGCACATAACACAGTATATATGTCAGTTGCGGTTTCGTGTTTATTTGAAATTTTGTTCATTCTATTAAGTTTTGTTTAAATTGATAAGTTCGTGCTATTAATCGCAACCGAACATATATACTCAACGTTATCTATCTATTTAAACGTATATAAATTTAAAAGGTTACGTTTATTTTCAAAATAATTAAATTACAAATGAGTATCAAGTAATTTAAGCATTTCGAGCCAATTCTCTTTAGTTTTAAAGTAAATTTCCATCGTGGACGCACCCGCTTTTTCTCTTAATAAATAAATATCTAATCCGTAGAGTGAAGTATCGTCCTTATAAGCATAATAACCTAAGAAGTCAATTTGATTAAAAGAAAACATCACGTATCCATCTACATATACTTTTACTCTTCCGTTATAAATTTTAAGTTCGCGTTTATGTTTCATGGCATTAATCTTTTTTGTTAATAGCTATCATAGCATTTTCTAATAATTTTCCAGATAATTTCTCTATAATATAAGATGCGTGAATTAGTTTATCGTACTTACTATTAAATTCTTTTCTTTTGTCAGGCTTCATCATTTTATAAATAGGATGAGCTTTAGTCATCTCAGAGTCTTTTTTATACATTTCTATTATTCCTCTTGCGTGTAACATGGCAGCTAAATCATTATCAATACTATTCTTAGTTTCTAATTCATATCCTTTTTTAGATATAGTTAGTTTATAGTCAATAGAACCTTCTATTACTAAGTTTGTTGGAGCATCCGCCTCTTTGCGTTTTCCTGTTGTTGGATTGTTTTTCATATTTATTTGTTTTTATAGTTATTTGATAGGCATTTAAAGCATTGTTTTATTCCTTTGATAATTACCATGTCAGAAGTAAATACTGGGTGTAGGCTATACTCTGTAGGTTTCTTACAGATATAACATACTTTTGTTTTATCTACTTCTTTTTCCATTTGTTTTTCATTTCTAATTCGTAGTAAATTGTGCCGTATTGGCCCTTTGTGGCAAATGTAGTGTCATATCCTTTAGATTTCAAATATTCTATCTCTTTTTTATTACAAGGCTCTAAAGATATAATATCCGCGCATTGCTGTTTAGTGTAAGTATTGTTTTGAATATCGTGTCCTAAATCAGATATGTATTTTAATTGTGCGGATGTTGCCGCTTCTTGCATTTTCTTCCATCCAAATTGTTTAGCAGGAGGTAATTCAATTAGCTTTATTCTCTCATCCTTATCAGTTAAATTTTCAACTTTAGCAGACTTTCTAGCTCTTTCTTCTAATATATAGTCTCTCTTATCCTGAGTTAAGAATACTCTATCCTCTAAGTTCTTTCCTTGATCTAGTGTCCATGTATTGATTAACTTATGTCTTGAACTTGAATCTACAAAGTCTAGGATTACACAGTTTTGTCCAAATCTATCTACGAACTCTTTATCTTTTAATCTTGATCCGCGCCCAACAGACTGCATATACTTAGTTAAAGACTTTGTTGGAGAAGCATTACCGATTACCCCTACGTTTGGCTCATCAAAACCAGTAGTAAGTATCTGGCAATTAGTAAGGACTTGTATCTTTCTATCTTTAAAATCTTGTATAGTACCAACTCTATCAGGAGTAAATTCTTCATCTCCAACAATAGGTTTACAGCTAATACCATTTTCAATAAACATATCCGCTAAATCGCAAGCGTGTTGAATGTCTACACAAAAGAATATTCCTTGTCTTCCATCAGCGTATTCCTTGTATTTATCTATAATTAATTGGTTACGTCTAGGAATATTTACTTCATCTGCTAAATCCTTCTGATTAAGTTCTCCTGCGGTTGTTCTTACGTTATCTAATGACACATTAGTTTGTACTCTTATTCCGTCTAACTCACATAAGTAACCATCTTTAATACCTTGTCCTATATTATACTCATAGGTTATTTGCTCAAATATGTTGCCTAGAGATAAGCCGTCCATACGATGCGGCGTGGCGGTAAGTCCAAGTAGTAATTTAGGCTTAAAGTATTCTAATGGCTGTAGGAACGTCTTGGCCATGAAGAGGTGACATTCATCAACTACGATGCAATCGAAATAATCAAATGGAATCTTATCTAGTCTTCTGTAGAGAGTTTGTGCTGATGCCATAGTAACTTCTGCATTAATCTTAAATACAGAGGCTTTAATTGCACCCATTTTAAACGTTCCTGTATGGTTTCCGAAATTACAGTTATGTTTATCAACCCAATCTAAGAAGCCTATATCTTGAACGTGTTTAGCAAATGTATCGTCAAACTTATCTTTAAGGAATGCAAGTCCAGATTGTTGGATTAACTCCTCGTTATGTGTAATCCATAAAATACGCTTGAATTGTAGCTTCTCAACTATCTTGACTGCCGTAAAAGTTTTACCTAAACCAGTTGCCATACAAACAAGCTGGCGGCTAACTCCTGATTTTAAAGCATCTTCTACTTTACATATTACTTCTTGTTGGTATCCACGCAAGTTCTTTATCATATACTACTTACCTAATTTTTTAAGATTACTGAATAAGGCTGCTACTACAGGAATATCTTTAATTCTGTTTCCTGTAACATTAGCATGAGGGTAGCAGTTTTCAATGTCCGCCAAACTATATTTAGGATTGTTTTCGTCTACATATTTAGCTCTGTTTTCTTCTGAAGTGAACGTTAAGTATCTATCCGCCACTTCCTTATCTTGTTTAGAGAAACTGTGAACAACAACAATATTTTGTGATGGAATAGTTAATTCTTTACTTAGTAAATATAATACAGTAAAATTCTTTTCAAATATATCCACACCGTCAGTAGTAGTGTATATTTTAGGTTTCTTTTCTATATGCCATGGATTAGATTCTTCTTTTACTTCTTCCCAATCTAAAGAATCTTCTACTACCCATTTAGCAATAGCTTCACATTCTTTATAAGCATAGTAATAGTTCTTGTTACTTACTCCAATTTCTACAATGATTCCTGTTTTCTTGTGTTTATACTTTTCCATGATTATTAATTTAAAAGGTTATACGATAATAGAATAAGAAAGGTTACAATTATTATAGAAAATAATTCAAAGTTGAGTTAAAAAAAACAATAGGCTGAACGTCCTTCATTTACCAATGTTTAAACTGAGTGTCTTGGCACCTATTATTTTTACCACCGCCATGGTTTTAATACTACGACTCTATTACTACAACTTACCTAGGTATTGCAGTCTTTCTTCTTCATCCGCCGAGTCGTCAAACGGGCTTTAATATTTGATGTCTTTCCATCAGTCAAACCTGCCTTGTAGGATTTTTTATGTCCCTGCCGTCATTATGACGCTCGGTTAGCGACTAGACTCGAACTAGCTCGTTGTCTGACTAAGGCTCGAACTTAGACTCTACTGAACCAAAATCAGTCGTGTTGCCAGTTACACCATCAGACAATTTGTGTAGAAGATAGGATTCGAACCTATGCACTGGCGGGTTTTTCCCCAAGCTCTAGCCACTGAGACTTACTTCCACGGTTATCAGCAGATTACTCGTTGTTTTAATAAATCCACCGTTAAGTAGTTTTACGAGGTCTGCTGATAGTTGTTAAACAAACAATATAAAGAACGATAGGTTTCCCTGATTGTAAAAGTAATAAATTATATCTGTTTGTAAGGATATACTCCTTTAAAATATAAATTGAAGTGTCGTCCAATACTCTCAGCCTCAATCAACTTTCTAAACTCTTCTGCGGACACATCAGAGTATTCATACTTTTTATCTTGCATAAAGGTTACTATAAGAATATTAGTTTCTGTATCGTACTCTAATGACTTTATTTGAGTGCTTATTACGTCTAGTTTAGTTTTCATTGTCTTGTTTGTTTTTAGTTATTAGTCTTTTTCCACATCTTTGCTAATTAATTGGTCAAGAAAATTAGCAGCAGCTTTATTAGCAACTTCATGCACAATTTCATTGTTATGCTTATGTCCTGAAAAATAAAATGCATCTTTAAAAGCCATTGCAATATTAGCTTCCCAACCAATTCTGTAACTTTTGTCGTTTATAATTTCTACACAAACTCTATTGATTGCATCATTTAAATTTACTTTTTCCATTTTTTTATTTGTTTTTAGTTGTTAATGTTTTTATTTTAATGTAATTCTTAACTATTTTAAAGAATTTAGCTATTTGGTGCATATCACTTACTGTTATATCAACATTATAAGGATTCCATTTTGTTTTTTTCATATTCTTTTTATAAATAATCTAAAATTATAATCATTTATAATATCATACAATAATCTTTCAGTATTTTGATATGTTTTTTCTACTCCAGCAAAAAAACCAGCGTCATATTTATTTTCAATTATAATATTTGCTTCTTTTTGTGTAATTGCATTTCCTCTTATTCTTACACAATCATTATAAAGAATCATAATTGATTTAAATAAATCTTCATGTTCAGTTATTTTGACTTCTATTGAATTATTTATTCTTACTAATTCATTCAAAATCTGTTCATCATTTAAAGTATCTTTCCAGCTATTAATGATGCTTAATAATTCAGTATTAGCATTAAGTTTTTCAAGGATGACCTGTATTTCATTTATTATTTTTAAATCTATTTCACTCATATTAATTGATTTTAAGTTATTAGTTTTTATTTATTTACATTTTTTCAGCTGTCCAATCATGAAATCTATCAGCCCATTTTTTGTTTGTAATAAGTAATGGATGTGCTATACAATTATGTATTATATTCCAAAATCTTTTCATGTCAGTCTTTTTTAAATGTTTCATTGTAGTATTGTTCTGCATCATTTTTATAATGACCTGGGACTGCTCCTATAAACTTTTGTCCTGCCATATTAGCATCTATTATCTGTTGCTTTTCCATTTCTTTGGCTTGTTCAAATACTGATTCAATATCTTTTGCTAATATTCTTTGATAAAACCATTCTACTGCTGTTTGTTTCTTTTCCATTTTTATTTGTTTAGTGAGTTAATTGTTTCTTCATAAATATCAGTAAAATGAGTATCGCTTGTATTGCCACTATATTTGCCTAATCTATGAAATTGAAATGCTACTTCAAAAATATATCCCTTTATATCTTCTTGGCATTGAGTGTAGCCATCAATAAAACCATCATCATAATTATATGATAACCCATACCCAGTATTCGGTATTATATTTTCTATCTCTTCCCTTGTTTTCATTTAATTGTTAGTTGTTATTATTAATCTCATAGGCAATATTTGCCATTAATTCATTTCTGCCATCAGTAAAATCTAACTCTTCACACAATTTATCAATCATATAAATTGCACAATTTTTAGCAACAAGTTTATCAATATTTGACACCCTTGCATCTTGACCACTTGGAGCAGTTATTATTTTACACAAATCTTTTAAAATTTGTTCTGCTTTAATTTTTGCATTTGTTTCCATTTTTTATTTGTTTTTAGTTATTAATTGATTTATTTCTTTTTTAACATCTTCCCAATAAGAATAATAGTTTTGTTTATCTTCAAATTCATCTAAATAAGCTCCATAACGTAAATTCAAGCCACCATTATATATTTCATCAACTGCTATTAAAGCACATTGTACAACAAAACCCATATATATTCTTGGAGAGTTACATTTCATTCTATCAATATCGCCTACTACAGGAAAATATTTATCTGCTAATTCTATTGCTTTTTCTTTTGGTGTCATTTTATTTGTTTTTAGTTGTTAGTTTTTCTTTAAGTTTATTTTTTTTTTCAATTGTTTTATTCACATAAAAACTGCAAAAGCAAGGGTGTATAGAATTAACACCATAACAAGCACAGCCTTTGATTTTAATCTTTTTGTTAATTTTCATGTTTTTATTTGTTAATTTCTTGAAGACATTTAGAACAAAATCTTGATGGGTATTTAGGATGTATTTTTCGTATTGTATGTCCATTTTTTCTGCACACAAAAAAATAAATTATATAAGATATTATAGTTTTCATAGTTTTTAGTTGTTAATGTTTTGTTGTTCCATTTCCAATGCTACTTTAAGAACATTATTTAATTCTTCATAATATTCAATAGGAGAAATAGCCCCTAATGTAAGTTTACCTCTTAAATCCTCCGATTTTGACGCAAACCATTGTACTGGTGTTAAATTGTTTGTTTCCATTTTATTTGTTTTTAGTTGTTAATATTAGTCTTGTTTAAATTCTGCTTTTTTTACCCAATGTTTAATAGCATGTCCATTAGTTCCTTGTGGTGAATGTGTACAATGTTCATAAACTAATTCCATTTGTGCTTTACAAGCATTTTCCCAAATGATTTTTGAATTATTGGTTTTTAATTCTTCAATTTCTTTTTCAATAGCAAGTAACTCAAGTTCTACAAGTCCAAATGTTCCCATATCAACTTGTCCACTTATTAGTTCTTTAATTTTAATTGTTCTTTTTGTCATTTTATTTATTTTTATTGGTTAATTAATTAATAAGTACATAATAATAGCACCAAGTAATAAGCCTTTTGCAAAATACCAATAAGATGATGTTATTACTTTTTTATCTGCTAATTCTAAGTCATTTTCTAAATACTCTATTTGTTTTTTTAACTGTTTAATTTCTGGTGTTTCCATTTTTTTATTTGTTTTTAATTATTAATTTGATTTATTTCTTCTTTAACTAATTTCCAAAATAAGATGTCGCTTATTGATGGATCATAAGTTGATTCTTGTTTTATTATCTCATCAACTGCTATTAAACCGCATTGTTTGGCTTGTTCCCATGCTTTATATTCTTTTTTTAATCCTATTGGTTGATTAATCCAACTTTCATTAGGAGTTGATTGATAAAATTTATCCACTAATTCCATTGCTTTTTCTTTTGGTGTCATTTTTATTTGTTTTTAGTTGTTTTTAGTTGTTATTATTTTATAAAACCTAATATCCAAATAGGACAAAGAATTAACCAATAAAAAAATCTTTCTGATAAACTTACGGCTAAATTATCTTTTCCTATTTCCTTGCAATCTTTTCTCCAAATTAAATAAAAAGGTATAAAAGTCAAAAGTTGTATTAGTATGCATATTAGTATGTCCATATTAGTCTTGTTTGTTTAGTGAGTTGATAAATACTTTTAAAGTTCTGCCATCATCTTGGTAAGATAGTTCTACTTTACAATTATGTTTTGTATATCTTCTACCATATTCATCAATAACTTCAACCCTTGTTACTTTTGAAATATCAGCCATATCTTCTTGGCATTGAGTGTAGCCATCTATATACGCAAGTCTTTCAGATGATGATACATTATTACACCATTTTTTAAATAACTGTTCTATTTCTTCTTTAGTTTTCATATTGTTTAATTTATACACTTTAACGTAAATAAAATAAAAAGGTTACAAAAAAAACAAAACTCCCGAATTATCGAGAGTTCTGCTGGACAAAAACAAGAAATAATCAGTCAAAAAGCAACACAAACTATTTGAAAGCTAGTGTAAATTTAATATTTTTAACTCAAAGTTGAATTATTTTTTAATAATTATTTGGTAGTAAAGAAATTATTTGTAAATTTGAACACGATATTTGCCCTGCAAAGCAATATAAAATCTTGAGGAATATAAAACCTCCTCGTTAAAAAGAAAATCTATCAATAGCTTGCAGGGCGTAAATTGGTAGATTTTTTTTATTTTATTATGATTCAATTAAAGCCACTTAGAGAAAGTTTAGAATACAATCCAACTGTATTAAGGGTTTACCGTTCAGTCTCATTAGAACTTGAAGACGATTATAATAAATGGATTTTACTATGTAATAAAATTTCTACTTTTTATTATCAACTCGGAGGATCAAAACCGAAAAAAGTTAGACAAGCAGGAATGTTTGCATCAACTCCTAATGGATGTTCTGTTAATTCATATCCTATCGAGTTTATTCCTATAATGGTAAATATTATTAAAGAACACTTAAATAGAACGGATGGCTAAACGGCAACTACATAAGTGGTTGTGTGCTATTAAACCTTAATATAGCTTCGTATAGTGAAATAGAGATACAATCGGGGTGCGATTAGTTTATGTCGAAAGGTAGGTGGCTAATAGTAGGTTGCCCCGAGTATAAATAATAAAACTTTTTAAATGATTAGAGTGGATGTAAAACACTTTCCGCTAGTCAGCCAAAAGCGATGGGCGAGAACTCAACCACAGCAGATGAGTAAAAGTAGGTCGTCAAACACCTACCTTTACCTAGCTCACAAGCTCGAATCTTACGCTAGCAGTAAAGGCTCAACAAACAAACTTAACTAACAAGTAAATAATTAAATAATTAATTGTAACCTTATTAATAGATTAATAGTATAAGTGTATAAATCAAACAATAACAATCATGGAAAATAAAGTAAAAATATTAGACGGAATGCCAGCAATGACAAAAGTACAATGGATTGACTTATATTCATCTTTATGGAAAGAAATAAAGTTTGGTTCTTATTCGGGAAGTATGTTACAAACAACTGTTGATAATGCAAATAAAATAAAAAGAGTAATTAATTTTAAAACAATTTAAAACATTCTCGAATTATGAAAGAATTATCAATTAAATATTCTAAGAGTGAAGTGAGAGATAGGAAAAAGAGATTTCCTAAATTACATCCGCGCGATGTGCAAAAGAAAAATAAAGAAGCTTTTGATAAAAGTTATTTTGGATTATTATTAGCAGAACGTAACCTTTTAAATAAATAGAACGTATAAAAACTATGGAAGAAACATTAATTAAATCAGCGTATTGGGATAATTTCAATCTTAACTTGTATATTAGCTACTTACAAAAGAAAATAGCATTAACTTATGGAACAAAATAATATGGGAGTAAATAAATCAATAAAAGTAATATTCAAGGCATACGACCAAACACATGAGTTGATATTTCCTGCAACACATCAATTATCTGATGTGTCTAATTATCTTCGTAATATCTGTCACACTTATATTATTTTAGACTTAATTCCAACTTCAAAAGAACCTACAATTTAACTCAAACTTGAATTATAAATGATTAGAGATAAGTTTATAGAGATTATATCTGGTAGAGAGTCCAATATAGTAATAGGATTAGGAATATTAGTATTGATATGTATTGCACTTAATAATTAATAAGATGGAAACGCTAATTTATATATGGGAGGTGTTGTGTCAGATATGGCCAATAGCTTTAATAATGGGATTTATATCTATTCCTTTATTTTGGATATGGTTTAATGAAGAGAGTGAATATGAATCTATTGATGACCATTATAGCAGTGAGGATGTTAATGATGAATCTAATATTTAATTATGACTGAGAAACAACTATTCACTTACACTAATACTGTAATATGTGCCGAGTTACTATCTAACTATCTTGAGGAATTAAAGGAAACTCCTGTGTATAGACAGCAGATAAAGCATTTGTCAGGTAATCTATCCACTGAGTTAGAAAAGATGCTTAAAACAGAACTTCCTAAGATATTCCAAGTAGATGAGATGTTCACTGTTAATCTAATGAGAGAGTATAAGGATTTAGTAGAAAATCTTACTTCGGTATCGGCGGATGATTTAATAGTAATCGGACAACTAATAAAAGAATACAAGAAGGACAGTAGTAAGTTCATAGATAAATTTGAAATAACCTTAACTAAGATAGATGAGTAGTACAAACAGAAGTAACGCGAGAGATAACCATGTAAGTGATTATTATGTAACACCACCAGCGGCAATTTTTGATTTATTTAAAGAAATGTATAATTCAAACGAATTAACACACTTGTTTTTACAAGACGGAACATTTAGAGACGATTTAAAGTTTTTAGATCCTTGTGCGGGAGGAAATCCATCAAGTAATGATAAAGGATATAATCCACCAAGCTATCCTTATTGCTTAAATAAGCACGGAGTGGATGATAACAATATTCAATCTATTGATATTAGAGAAGATAGTTTAGCTAAGGTTAAATCAGACTATATAGCTAGTGAACCTATTTTGAACCGCGCAGATATAATTATTACTAATCCTCCATTTAATGTAGCCGTGCCTATTATCAAAAAAGCTCAGTTAGAAGTAAAAGATGGAGGCTATGTAATTATGTTACTTAGATTAAACTTCTTTGGTTCAAAAGAACGCGCTGAATTTTGGAAAGATAATATGCCATCAGTAACCTTTGTTCATAGAAAGCGTATAAGTTTCTTAAAAGGAGCAACAGATAGCATAGAATATATGCACTGTGTTTGGATAAAAGGAGTCAATCAAAACCATACTAAGCTAGTTATAATCTAAACTCTAAAACACCACTGAGCATAATAAAGAATAATAGGTAAAAACCACCCATAAAACAAAATATATAAGTTTATAGTAATTATATGAATAAAATAATGCAAATTTGAATTATAAATGGCAGGCAACACTAAACTAATAGAGTCTATAACCTTAAAAGAACTTCTACCTAAACAGGAGTTAGCGGACCAATCTTGTAATAAAGCCTTCACTCGTCATTGGTGTAACATATTCCTATATTTAGACCCAACAGAGTGTGCCTTATTCACATGGCTTGTAGGATATAGCGACCAAGTAAACGTATTAACTTACTCTACTACTCTATTACAACAGTTTGACAAAGCTTCTGATAGAGCTATGGAGATATACGGAGTAGATAAAGTAAAGTATAAAACTTCGAGGGACAATGCGCGGATGACATTTATATCTTTAGTAGAGAAAGGACTATTAATAAGAATAAAAGGTAAGAATAGATTTATGATCAATCCTTATATGGTATATTCAAGTAATCCTAGAAAGTTTGCAAGAGCATCCAGACATAAGGAGTATTTAGATATTATAGAATACAGTTCGGCGGATAAACTAGCAGGAGAATTAACAGAATATTGTAATGATATAGAGAAAGTATTTAAAGAATATACAAAGAAATATGGAAACTGGTAAGCGTAAGTCCAAAGTAATAAGATTAAAAGGAGAGGATGCTTTCATAAGACTCTTAGCATCTCAATTCGGGACCACGGCGGATATGGAAATAAACTTAATCAAAGTCCTTATTAAATTCGACCTCTTTAATCCGTTTAATCTCGATAAGCATATCAGAAGGAGGATACAGAAAGAGATGAATGTACCTTACACAACATTAGGAACAGCTATAACCCGACTAATAAAGTCAGGTATAATAGCAAGGAATGGAAAGAATGTATATGTTAATGTAGCTTTTAGGGGACTCGAAAATATAGATTCAATAGTATTCAAAAAACCATTATAGTTCCCTTTATAAATTAATCTCTAGCAAGCCCTGAGTTACGTTCCTCGTATCGTTGCTCCCAATATTCAAATGCAGTATTTTCATAATGCACCTGGCACTTCCATTTAATATCTTCTATTTGCTCGGCGCTGAGTAGTTCCGATATTTCTATTGATCCATTTTTAATATCATAGATTCTAATATCTACTTCATCTGAGTCTTTAAAATATTCAAAGTTTACTGAGCAATTAAGCTCGGCGCTGTCTATTGTTATGTCAAGTTCTTTTATCATAGTAGTAAAGTTAAGTAAAGCCGCCTTATGTATTTTAATGAACCCATGAACCATTAACCCCTTAATGGTAAAATATCACTCGGCGGCTTAATATTGATTTAATTTGATTTTAATGAGGTTAAATGTATTTATGGTATATTGTATTAGATTTGTTATAAAGTATCAGCAGGATTGAAATTTGATAAGTAGAATTTGATTTTAATATCAACTTATTAGTTTGCATTATACTTCCACTTATAAATTATCATTTATAATTCAAGTTTGAGTTATTTTCTTCATAAAATATTAATCCAGTATTGTTTTTCTTTTTTCCGTTTAATTTAGATGATAGATTCTGTTTGTTTATTTTAAAAAACTCGGCGGCGGATTGTACTGAATTAAATATTTTATTTGTTTCGGTATGTATTACTTTTTTATAAAGTCTATCTCTTGACATTTGTCTATTTAGTTCACTTATATTGGATAGCCCATTTTTATGAGCGTGTTTTGTGTTTTCAGATACAGTATTCCACTCTAAATTTTCAACTCTATTATCTATTTTTATGCCGTTTTTGTGATTAACAGTTGCTTTATTTTCTGTATTAGGAATAAAATGTATTGCCACTAATCTGTGAATTACGTTTAGTTTTACTTTTGAGTATTTACACAAATTAACATATTCATACCCTTTTTTGTTTTTACCATGTTTTAATATCTTGGTAGGTATAGTATAGGAATTTAAAGGCCTTAATACTTCTCTTTCAAGGCTTTTAACTCTACCTAAATTAGATATTTGATACTGCCCTTCATATCCTTTTATATCAATCCAAACTTCATTTTCCATTATAATTCCTTTTTTAATTTAACTGTTTAACGCAAATTTACGTCAATTAGTTTCAATTTTCCTTTAATATTATTACTAAAAAATGATAAAGTCTGTTCGGCGGTTTTGCTGTAAAAAAATCTGTATGCGGTTTCTTTGTCACAAAAATAACTACGCTCCTGTATTACTCCTTTAGCCTTTTTAAAGCCTATTGTTATCACTTCATTACTGTACTTCATGTAAATTATAACTCCGTTCTGTGGTAATATCGTGTGTATCATAGCTTACTTGTTATATAATTCAATCCAATTAACTGTATTAAAGTCGTTTTGAGCGTCTGTCATCACATTAAGTAGTTCAGTTCTTTTACGTCTTAAAACATCAGCCAAAACAGTTCTGTTTAAGTTATCCGTATTTTTTAGGTTTAAGTAGTGTTTTATATCACTTTTTAACTCTTTAATGGCTTTTCTGTACCATTTATTTAATTTTGATTGAGCGAACATATCCATAATTTCTAATTTTAAGTGATTAATATTATACTTCCGTTTATTAATTAAGGTTTAAACGTGTCTCTATTTTGATCCTTACTGTATCTTTTAAACTTCTTTCTGAGTTTGTTTCCTCTCCTAATGCTACATTTAGCCAATTAATATGAGGGTACTTGTCGGCGGCGCTGTTAATTAATTGGGCTTTATGTCTGTATAAACTGAATATCTTTTCAGCCTTGTTTGAGGGTATATCTACTTTTGCCTTTACGTCTTTAATATCATTACTCAGCATTATTAATACTGCTTTTAATGCTTCAATGTTTACCAGGTCGGATTTAGTTAAGTTTTTCATAGTTGTATGTATTAAGGGTTAAAATTGATTATAATTCCTTTTTAAAATAGTTGTAACAGTTCTTTCCATTGGCCGTGTGTAAACTTGCCGTATTGGTTCCTCGCTTCATCTCTTGTTATTTTAAGTCGCTTAACTGCTTCATCCAGGAAGTGTGAATACTCGTTAACGGTTGGTAAAAAATCTCTTTTCTCTGCTTGTTGCTTGCGGTATGTATCGAATGTATTATTTAACATTCTGTTATGTCTTTCTGCTTTGGTTAAATTTGCCATGGTTTTTAGTATTAATGGTTTATATTATAGTTCCTTTATTAAATTGGGTTAGATGATAGCATTATAAACTGTCCGTGTTTGTCTATCATTTGCTTATTAAACTCTGTTAAGTCTTGCGTATCTGTGTAAATTTCTGTTATTGGTCCGCGCGGTGTCAATAGTTTTATTTCGTATTTCATGGCTTTAAGGTTTTAATGTTTACTTCTCCAAATTTTAATAGCGTCTTTAACTGAGTAGTCAAAAAACTTTTCTCCATTAATATTAATGCAGCCGTTTGCATATTTGTATGCAAAAATCCCGTTTCTTACTTTTGTTTTACTTATTGGCGTATCGAATAACATAATTTTAAGGTTTTAGAATATTTATACTAATTTATTTATACAAAGGTTACATTATAGTTCCCTTAATTAATTGAGTCCTTTATCATTAAATCGAATTCTTACACTTATCCTGCCTGTATCTTTCCAAAAAATTAATGTCTTTGGGCCAAACATATAACAAAATTTATATAGTGTTTTGTCTGTTTCTTTCACTGTGGCGCCGTTACAAGTTGCTAAAAAAGCTCTTTTATTTTCTTGGATAGTATTATTATTTAATGTTTTCATGGCTTTTATGTTTTTAGGGGTTTTAAATTATAGTTCCTTTAATCTTTTAAATATGCAAGCATATCATTTATACTTTCGCTTGTTGTTTGGTCCTCATCTGCTCTATCATAGTATGTATAAACGTCAAACCAATTTTCGAAATCGTTTTTCTGTCTTGTACTTAGTTTTTTATATAATTCCTGGGCTTGCTTGCGTTGGCCGTTGGTCCTACTATCTAAAATATATTCAAAATATTCTTCAATAGTATTAAAATCTAATCCTTTTATTGTTGCTTTACTTACCATGGTTTCTAATTATTAAGGGGTTTATTTATTGTTTAGGGGTTTTTATTAGTTGTTTGCATATCTAGCGTTAAATTCTGTCTGTGTTACTTGTTGAGGTGCTTTATTAAGATTAAAGGCTACTTCTTCGATAAATTCTAAATTGTCAGGGTTTTTAATGTTGTTTGTCCATTTCGGGCAGGCGTCAACGTTAAATTTGTGTAGTGTGCAGCTATTTAATAAAATTGTGCTTGCTAGTGTTAAAATTACTGTTTTCATGGTTTTTGGGTTTTTAGGGGTTTATTATGTTTTTGATTGTTATTTCTAATTGTTTAGTGTTTTTGAAGTCGCCTGCGTACATTTCTCTATCTATCTCAATGAATGCGGTTAAAACTTCATTATCTTTAATATAGTATCCTATATATTCACCATTTAACATTATATCTGTATGGGCTTTTGTACTTTCTGTTTCTGTATGGTTTAAATAGCTTATCATTTTCTTAAATTTTAGATTGTTTTTAACTCAAGTTTGCGTTATAATTCCGTTTATTAATTAGGATTTAAAAATCGTTTTTACACTTCGGCGGCTGTATCTATTTATACTCTTTTAACTCTCTTTGTTTACACTTTCTTTCTATATTAGAACGTACTATAATACCATTATCTCTTAAATCACTAGTATACACACTATCTAATTTATAAGCCTTTCTTATTATACTTAATCCTGTACTCTCGTAACTACTACCGTAACCATATTGAAACGGCATTATAAATTCTTTAGCATCTGCCATTCCATAGTTAACCGTTACTAAGCCCGAAAAGTAACTATTGCCGTTTAACTTATCAAACCACTCTTTAGCTTGAATATCTATTGTCTTAACTTCGTTTTTCATGTCTTTATATTTTAAATTGTTAATTTACCTTTAATACTTAACCTTAATACGTTGGTAGTCGTTTGTTGTCGGATAGTATATAAGCATATTGTAATGTGTATTATATAATTCTTATACTTCCAACAACTTAAAAATCAATTAGTTACGTTGTTTAAATCTCTCTAGTTGTTGTTCAATATTTGCGTATAATTCACTAATTAAGTCGCTTAAAATGTCATTTAGTTGGTACATTTCCATATCATACAACTGGTTAAATGTGTCACCATTAACTAAATGTGGCGCTGTTTCTCTGTAATTGTCTAATATACAACCAATTAGGTCGTTTTTCGCTTGTCTTTCTCTATTCATTAGGTCGCGAAGTTTTAAGGTTATTTGTGGGTTTTTCATGGGATTAGTTTTTTAAGGGGGTTAAAAATGTTAAAAGCCTGTAAACATTGGTATTCACTCGGTGGACAAAACGCATTTTGTGTTTAAAATTCGGGTGCAATTATACCGTATCCGCCAAAATCTTTATAAATGTTTAAATCTATTGCTTTTTCGCTTTTAATCTTTAAAGCGTATCCTCTAGCGTCAAAATTGATATATACTAAATCTTTCGCTTTGTCGCCTAATATCTTAACAATTTGCTTTTCAATACCGTTAAAAAACTTCTCTTGTTCTTCTTCGGTTGTTTGTTTTACGTCGTATCCTGTTAATTTGTTTAGTTCTAATAAATGTAAAGTATTAGTATTTAATAAACATGTTGTTGCGTGGTGGGCTTTTCTTTCTACTCTAAACAGTTTTTTACATAGTTCTATTGGTTCAATACCAGTGTTAAAAATAGTATTTAGGTTTTCGCCGTGTCTTTTAATGTTATTATACATTAGTTCTTTTTTAGTTGGGTTTTTCATAATTTCTATTTATTAAAGGGTTTATATTAGTTTGTTTCCTTATTCAAATGTACAAATACTTTAAACTCACTATGTGAATACTACATGAACGGTAAGTAAATAACTAAACTTAATCGACAACAAATGGAATGCCTCAAAAAGCCTATAAATAGGGGCTTTACAAAAATCTAAAAGTGTGCCAAACTATCAATATGAACTACCTATTTGATGAGCGGTAAACAGTATGTAAAAATAGTGTGTTAAAATTTAGTTTTAATTTACCCTATTTACTTAACCTTTATACTCAGCCCAAAAATGATAGTTTTAAATAATATCGTGCCAAAATCACATAAATTTAATTTATTACATAAGTGGTAATAATCCAGGATTAACGGTAATTGCTTAAATAGCCGTTTGTTGTCGTTTAATCGTGTGCCAAACTTACTATAAATATGTTAAAAAAGGATCTATTACATGAACGGTTGTATAGCTTGATGAACGGTAAGGGCTATTTATCCGTTTGTTGTCGTTTATTATCCGTTTGTTGTCGGTTATTCTGACTCAAGTTTGAGTTATAAACGTGTGTTGTTCCTTGGTTAGTGTGTTGTATGTTGGTGGCTGTGTAAAATGATTATGCAAGGCGGCGGCTATATTAAAATAATAATTTTATATATATCACATTACTAATTTATATCATTTACTACTAGCATAGTATAAACCAATTTACTATATATAAATCCTAATTTACTAACCTGTAAAAATCCTAATTTCAATTATCTGTTTATCCTTATGGCTTTCTCTTATCCCCCGTACCCCCGACTTTACTTTCTATTCGGAAATTCAACCTATATAGTACCATAAAAATAATTTTAAAAATAAAAAAAATTCGTTGTTTAAATAATCAATAAAATATTTGAGGTATAACGTAACCTTTAGGAAAGTACTTGCGTATAAGCAGTAAAAAAGAGATATGCAAGTAGAATTAGATAGAAAAGATTTGGAAGCCTTGGTTATGGGTATTGGGGTTAATTACTCTGAGTTTAGTAATGGATTAGTTAAGAAAGCTGGGCATAGTTATAGTGACCAATATGGGAGGACTAGTTGGGGGAGTTTGGATAAGTTATCTGATGAAGAGGTGTTTGATTTGTATATTATATGTAAAATAAGTTGGAGATGAGAATAACGGCAAGTAAGGGGTTTCTGAGACAAGTAAAGAAGGCGAGGGCAGGAAAGGTGTTGATGTGGGATTGGGTGGATGAGAGGTGGATTGTAGGGGATTTGGATAAGGTTAAGAGGTTTAGTAAGTGGACGGTAGTGATTAAAGATTTTAGTAAATAGTTTAATTTAGTTGTAACCTTTTAAAAGATAATTAAGTATAAGGGTATATGGGAGAAGATAAGAGTTCCGCCGAAATGGTGGATAGAAAGACAGATATGCAGAAGTTAACATTAATAGAAGATATGATGCCACATGAATTAGTGTTGTATTACTTCCCTAAGGCGGATGAAGAAGATATAGACTTTATATTATGGAATAAGAGTCCATTTCCTTATGGCCCGATAGAGAGAATAAATGATGATATTTATGAATGGTATTTAAAAAGTAACTCAACTTTGAGTTAAAAAATAGGTAATTAATAAAAAAGTAATTAATTTAGCATGGTGTCAATTAATAAGATAAAGCCTTACGCGATATACGATAGTGTATATGATTTACAGTATATGGAACTGTATAGTGGTAGTGAAAGAGATCCTGTGGTTGATGCTTCTGTTTATGCTGACGATAATTTAGCTTTTGATCCGAGTGGTAATAAACTTCCTTTTAGCATACAAGTAGGATTAAACGCTCAGTACTTAGATAGAAGTAAACACTTACTTGAGGATATGGATAAGAGGGTTGTGAGATGTAGTCAGAGAGTTACGGTTACTATTATTGTATTTAATAACATTGATGATTACTTATGGTATGAAAACGGAGAAAGAACATGGATAGATTTATAAATCAAACATATAGTTATAGTACTCATAGAAATTACTTTATGAATAGTACAGGAAGCTTATTTATAAATGAAGAAGGAGATTTATTAATTTATTACAGATTTAATTAAAAACCAAATAAATATATGAAAAGAACAATTAGTAAAATCACTGTTAATTCAGGAGGTTTAAAGGGATTAATCCTAGAGGGTCGCGAAGATGTGGCTAAGAACAACAAGATTACTGAAGACGGCTTCAAGTTAACTAAAAAGCATCCTATTTCAAGAGACTTAGAAGACAAACTTAAAGAGTTTCGTTTTTTTGCTTTAAATATTTGTGGTTTAATAACAGATAGTACAACTAAGAATGAAAAACTAATGTTGCTTGACGGATGCGATGTATTATCTATTGAGTTTGAGAAGGGTGTTACTGGTTACTTTAAGATTAAGGTAGCAAGCCGAGTATTTGATACTAAGACTATTACATTAAGTACTCCAAAGACAGATTCTAGCGATGATTATGAGTATTTTGATACAGTTATGAATGTAGTAGAGTCATTATTAGAAGAAGTTGAGCAGTATGAGAAGGGGTTAAAGCAGATTAGTGATGAAGACTTAATGATAAGCTATATCCGTCATGGTAAGGATAAGAGTATGGATTTAGATAAGTTAAATGAGATGTCGGCGGAAGAGAAAGCGGATTACTGTCAATCTATCCTTGAGAAACTAGGATGTTTAGTTATTCGTCCTGATGAAGTATATGAAGAAGGAGAAGTGGAAGAAGTATCTTTAGAAACTAATATAGAACCATTGATGTTAGATATGGACCCAATGAGTGATGAATCTCAAGAAGTATGGGAAGCTACTATGCCACAAGAAGATGAAATTGAGCCTTTAGAATTAAAAATAGCAGAACCAATTAAACTTAAAAAATAAATATGATTCATAATCTATTTCCAAATGAGGTGTATTTAGAACCTAACGAACACAAGTATTTTGATTCAGAAGGTAATCAATACATCTCATTTTCGGCACTATATGGTAAACTTGTAAAGAAGTTTGACGCAGTAGGTATCAGTAAGCTAGTAAGTAAACACGGAGACAAGTCTGCAAGCGAGATAAGACAAGGATGGGAACAAACTGCTGTAAACGGATCAAGAGTAGATGCTGCTTTAGAAAGATATGCTCAAACGGCTACTTTAGATGAAAGTGATGAAGATTTAAGAACTTGCGTTGTAGATGTATTGTATAAGTACAGAAACTACTCGAAAACATTTGAGCAAGGAATCCCCTACTCTAAGAAATACAGAGTAGCGGGGAGTTGGGATAAATTAAGTTTAACTTCTAATCGTAAAGATAGTAAGTTTGTGTTATCTGACTTTAAATGCTTTGTTAAAGGATACGATTCTCTATTTACTGTTAGTGGCCAACCTTTCTTAAACGCTCCATTTGAACACTTGTCTAATACAAAGTTTACTAAAATCAGCCTACAATTATCTTATTATAGCCATTTATTCGAGGAATTGACTGGGAGAAAGTGCGAGAAAGTATTTATAGATTTAATCACTCCTGTATTTGATTCTAATAATAAATTAATAAGCTATAAGAACGAAGTTGTACCGACAATGTATTTAAAGAATGATATTAAGATACTATTAGAAACTTTCCAAGACGAAATAAAGGATATGTTAGATAATACTGTAAAAGCAGATTTTGTGGATGTATCGGCGGATGATGAAGAAATATTTTAAAAAATAACTCAAAATTGAATTAAAAAACGTAAAAAATAAAAAAATGGAAAAAGAAAAATATTACACGCCTGTAGCAACAGAGTTTTATATTGGATTTGAATACGAAGAGTTTTGTGTCGAATGGCTTAACGGCATGTTTGAATTTTATGATACTTTTGAAATCTTAGAAGACAAATTATTTAAAGGGTTGATTAGAGTTAAGTGTTTAAATGAAGATGATATAAAAAGTTTTGGATTTAAAATAAATGAGACAATACATTTTTACGATGAGAGAATGATGTTTAATGGACAACATAAAGTTTATCAATTAGAGAAAAAACATTTAATTTATTTTATAGAGAATCTACAAGGAATAACTAAAGATATTAACAAGGTCATTATATCAATTTATAATAAAGAAACTATGGGAATTAACGAGCGTCCAGCGTATTTATTTAATGGTGACATTAAAAATAAATCTGAATTAGCGTCTGTATTAGAAATGATTGGTATATTTAAATAAAAAAAACGTAAAAAAATGGAAAATAAAGAAAAAGGATGGATTTTAGGTTATGACGTAAAGTCGTTACCAGGTTCAAAAACAATGAAAGAAATATCTAAAGACGCCTTAGAAAAAGGTATAATCGAATGGGATAGTTCAAAAGGAGGGTGTAAACCTCAAGTTGTAAATTTAGGTGGAGATAAGAATATTCACTTTAAAAACTGTGAAATAGTTGATGTTTTTACGACCGATTAAGTATGAAATTTCTAGCAACCTTAGTTTTGTTTTTCAGTATCGGAGGATGTATAATAGTAGTAGTTGTAGCTAATAAAGATAAAAAGACTCTTATAAAAGACTACAATAAACAGTTCCAAGACACTCCTTTATATTACAAGAGATACATAAGTACAAGTGTAGTTTATAAGAACAATCACAAACATTAAAGAAAATTTATTAATTTAGGCGATAGGAACGAGATGTTACCTATCGCTTTTTTGCGAAAAACAATTTATTATGAGTTATTTATTTTTTATTGACCAAAAGAACAATAAAGTTCTTCATCCCGATGTAGTAAAATTGGAGCCACAACTAGCCTTATTAACAGATAAGGAAGTTCTATTCATAATTTTGGCTTACGACTACAATTCAATTTACAGACAGTTTCCCGAAAGACAAAGAGTATCTAAGGCTATATTTCACGTTTGGCAGGACAATAAACCTGAATTACTAAACGAAGATAAGCGTCCAAAACGCATATCGGCGGCTATTGAAGCATACAAGTCTTTGCAATACAATAGAAATATTGAATTAGTAGAAATGTATAATAAGAAAATAGACGAACTTCTTAATATATTAGACCACGATAATTCTACAACAGGTATTAAGAATGCTATGGACTCAATAGATAAGTTCAGAAAAGCAATCCAAGCAATAGAGAGAGAAGTGGTGGAAGAAAAGTTGCTTGATGGAGAGCTTAAAGGTAAAACAGAACTTAGTTTCCTTGAGAAGATGAAGTCTAATCAAAAGATGTTTAAATCAGTAACCGCTAAACGAGGATAAGATGGACTATAAAGAACTACCTATATTACTCGCGCCTTATGTTAAGGGGAAAAATTTTTTGCCCAATCCTTTAGTTGTTAACGGCATTCCTGATTATGCTGATGGAGCAAAGAATACTAAAGTGATAGGGACTACTGAATACGAAACATTTTGGGCGGAACAACTTTACAGATGTATAAACGGATACCAAACAGGAGGAATATTTATACCAGGAAGATTCTACTACTACATGAATTTTAATAATATGAATACGGTTCACGGTATTATTACTCCTGACTTTTGCGATATGCACTTAGAATTATGTTACATAATAGAGTGGTGTAAAGCAAATGGAAAGAATTTAATAATAGGAAAGAAACGAAGGGCAGGTATATCTGAGTTTACTCAAAAGGCTGTTATTGACCACGGATATAGATTTAGTGAGTCTTACCAAGCTGGTATAGCGGCAGGACAAAAGAAGTATGCAGAGGATTTTATGACAAAGTGGGAGGATTCTGAAGCTTTGTTACAGAGTGAATTTAGAGTAAACTCTCTATTAAACAACCCTGATGAAGTAGTTTCGGGATACGAGTTAATGGACGGCGGTAAGACAACTCTAAAAAATAACGCTTGTAAGATATTTGTAAGAACCATGCACAACAACCCAAATATGTTTAAGGGTTTATTCTTAAATGATGTTGTGGCGGAAGAATCAGGAGAATTTGAGAATCTTTGTGAGTTTATTAGTGCTACTAATGATTGTTTAATAGATGGAGATACACAAGTTGGAATGTTTATGATTTATGGAACAGGAGGTAATATTAACAAAGGCTCTAAAGATTTTAAGAAAGTATGGGAGAATCCTAATGATTACAATGCTGTTAAATATCTTATTACAGGAGATAGATTTAAGAAACCATTTTATGGTGGCGCTACTCGTTTTGGTAAAGACGTATCGGTAACACCTAATCTTTTAAAGAAGTATAAACCATACCAAATAATAGGAATGGAAGACACTGAAGCTGCCATGGAGAATATTATGGAAGAGAGAGAGAGGTTAAAGAAAGGGGATTTAAAGAAATACATGGAGCATTTACAGAATAATCCAATAAACGAGGCGGAGATATTTAGAAAGATGTTTAGTAATAACTTCGATATACAGAAGATAAATTCCCAACAAGACGAGATAACAGTAAATAAGAATAAGTATTCAAAGTGGAAATTAGAATGGGTAACTAAAGAAGGAACATTAGAAAGAGTAAATCCATTAAGAATAAAAGCTATTCCTGCAAAAGATACTGATGACGAAGGAGATTGTATATTAATACTTGATGAATACCATCCTGATAAAAAGTATAAGAATCTTTATGTTGGAGGAATTGACCCTTACGATCAAGATAAAGGTGTGTCTAAATCTCTAGGAGCTATGTGTGTAATGTCTCGTCCTAATACTTTTGGTATTCCATTTAATATGCCAGTGGCGGTTATATGTACTCGTCCTAAAAGAAAAGAGATATTCTTTGATATGTGTTTAAAACTATCTGTTTATTATGATTTAGTTGGTAATACATTAGGAGATAAGGCTGGTAGTTCAGGTATTATAAAATGGTATGAAAACCATAATTGTATGAGATACTTAGCGCCGAGACCTAAGAAATTTGAGAGTATGAATAGTGAGCAGTCACATGAATTTTGGGTTTCATTAAATACTTATAGCCGTCCATTAATGGTTGGAGCTATGCAAACATCTATACATGATTACTGTCAAAATATATGGTTTCCTGAATTAATTAATCAATTAGGTAACTTTGATGAAGTGGAGATAGGAAGTGATAATGACTTGGCGGATGCTTATGGTATTGCTTTAATGCAATCTATCAGTGTAGTGGCGGCTCCAAGAGATGATAATACTAAAGAATCAGAAGACCCTTTTAGTTTAGGAAATTGGATAACTGATAAAAATGGTAACGTAATTCCTGCTGGAGATTTTAAGCGTCCAACTAATCCTGAAGAGGACCATGAATATTTTGGTAGTTAGTTACTTAATTTTTACTATTTTTGAGTAAAAATACATTCAATGCGTTCATATCCACAAACAAATGTTTTAGAGAAAGAAAAAACACCTGAGTGGTGTAAGCTATTCCTAGATTATTCTCAAGATTTATTAAGAAGTAGCGACTATAATAGGTCGCTTATGGATGAATCTTTTAAATCATATAATGGAATAAAGACTCCTGAGAGTATATTGTATCTTACAAAAACTTACGGAATACAGAATAGAGCAAAGTTTATACCTTACCGCGCACATTCAACTAAGATTAAATTAATGGTTGGAGAGTTTCTTACAAGGCCATTAAATGCAACCGTAACAACTATAAATAGAGATGCTAAATCTGCAAAGATGGATCAACTTGATTTTATGTATGGTGCTATGGAAGCTAAACAAGAAATACTTGATTTAAAAAACAAGGTTGGTGTAGATATAATGGAAGGTGCGCCGATACCTGATGGAGAAGAAGACCCGATATTTCAAAAGATGTCTCCTAAAGACAAAGAAGAGAGTATTATGCAGATTATCTTAAATGAGCAAATACCTTCTTTAGATTTAAAACAAAAATTTTCAAATGACTTATTAAATTGCTCAATAGCATCTATGATTTACGGAAAGGTAGAGAGAGATGAAGAGGGTGAAACAAGATATATTAGTATTGACCCACGCGATGCTATTTACGAAGAAATTGATGGAGATACTTTCTTAGAGAAAAGTCCTATCATGGGATGTAGACAATGGATGTCTATTCACGATGTAATGCGTAGATATAACTTTGACACTAAGCAATTAGATATGTTAAAAGATATATCTAACAATCCACAAAGTTACGCTAACGCTTCTAATAACAGAATTAGATATAGCCCTAATGGCGGATTAGTAGTAGAGGTTATTCATATAGAGTGGAAATCAGTAACAGCTTCTTATTTTAAGAAAATGCCTAAAACTGTAACTCAATTAATATTCGACCCATCAGAGAAATTCATTTACACAGAAATTGACGCTAAAAACTACGAGGATAATAAAGAGTGGCACGATTCACAAGTTCAGAAAGGTAAATATGAGATAGAAGTAAGATATGCAGAAGATTTATGGGAAGCAACTCGTATCGGAGGATTAGAGAAATTAGATATTAATATGAGACGTTCTTATTTTATTATGAGAAGTGTTGACGAGCCAGGAAAAGTATTAAGTTCATCTTATACAGGATTCTTGTGTGGCACAGTTGACGGTAAGCGTATCTCTTTAATGAATGAAATGGAGAATTGGTCCAACATATTTGATATTGTAATGTATCAGATATTGAAAGATATTAACAAGCACAAAGGAACAATTTTAGGATTCAATACGGCGGCGCTAGGAGCAAAAAATACAGTAAAGAAAATAAATTACGATATAGTAAACGATGGATTTGTAACTTATGATACTTCAGCAAGCGGTAACTTTCACGGTAGAGATGTAAGTTTAAATAACATATTACAAACACATGATTTAGGATTAAGTCAATCATTCGGAGCATTAGTTCAATTTAAAAACGACATTCTAGTTATGATGGACAGAATGACAGGTATTAACAATGATAGAGAAGGTCAAATATCGGCTAGTGCAACTGCAACTAATACTAATTCAGCTATTCAAGCTTCTAGGACAATGACAGAGCCATTCTTTTATGGTGTTTATATGTATATTAATAAGACTTTAACTAAAATTGTAGAAAGTACTAAGATTACTTGGGCATTCTATAAATTAGAAAAGGGTGAGCAGATATTAGGAGTAAGTAAATTTAAGTTCTTAAAAGTATCTCAAGAGATAGGATACAAGGATTACGGTGTTCATTTAGAAGACTCGGGTAAATACGCAGAGGTTAAACAATTTATGAGAGACCAATTAAACGCTTCTTTAAATGCTAAAGAGATACGTCCTGAAGATGCTTTAGCTTTTGTATGGTCAGATATTGCATCAGAGCAGAAAGCTATATTAAAAGAAGGGTGGGCTAAGATTAAAGAACTTGAAGGACAAAGTCAACAAGCTCAAATGCAAAATCAACAACAAATGCAAGCGGCTCAACTTGAACAACAATTACAGTTAGCTAGAGAGGACCGCGAGGACAGACAGTTAAATGAAAAAGATAATATTATTTTGCAAGGTGACACTGATATACGTGTTTCCCAAAATAAGATGTCTGACCAATTAATTTTAAATCAAAATAAATTCGATAACGAAAATATAAACAATACAAATATTTAATATATTTGACTAAAAATACAACAAAATGGAAAACCAAGCTGAAATAGTAGCAGAAAATACTCAACGAGATGTTGAGACTGCCGTAAAGCCTAATTTCGATTTGTTGTCAACTGACTCATTTATTAACGGTGAAGTTCCAGTAGCAGCAAAAGAAGAGGTAAAAGAAGAAGTTAAATCTGAAAAGCCAGAAGAAGTTATTGAATCTGAAATAAAATTAGATGAAGAAAAAGCATCTGAAGAAGTTAAAGAGGAATTAACAGAAGAGGTAAAAGAAGAGGTAATTGATGAGAACGCACCACTAACATTAGATGATGATTCTACTCAAGAAGAAGAAGGAGATTGGATTGTATATGCTAAATCAGAAGGTTTAGAAATTGCAGAAAATTCTGTAGAGGCTTATATAGAAGCTAAAACAGCTCCTTTAATAGAAGAGATTGAAAGGGCTAAGTCATTAACTAAAGAATCTTTATTCTCAGAACTAGCTCCAGAACAAAGAATGTATATGGAGTTGGCGGATGCAGGATACTCACACGATGAGATAGTTAACCCTCTTAAAAATATAGACAAGTACAAATCAATGGATTCTGTAGCTTTATATAGAGAAGATTTAACTATTAAGATTGAACAAATAAGACCACTAACAGATACAGACGTAGCTTGGATTGACCAAGAGATTGAAAGAAAAGTTGAAAGTGGAGAGGTAGAACATGAGGCTACTAGAATTAGATTAGAATTAGATGCTGCGGAGAAACAAATTGTTTCACAACGCTCAGAGATAATTGAAAAATACAAAGCGAATAGAGAAAATAGTTTACTACAAGCGCGCAAAGCGGAATCTGAATCAGTAACAAAAGCACTGAATGAATTGTCAGTCTTTATGAATCAGCCACTTGCACCAGAAGTAAAGAAAGGCTTAACAGAAAGGTATAATAGTGGTAAGTACGACCAACTAATGAAAGACCCAAGTATGGTAAGTAAGTTTATAGCATTTGTAGAGTTAGGAGAGAAAGCCGTAAAAAATATTGAAGCTAAGAGCTACACTAAAGGCAAACTTGAATACGCAAACAAGATGCACAACACACCGCCTTTGGAAAAAGGAGGAGCATCAAAAAGTATGACATTACAAAAAACAGGAAATTTTGAGTTATTAGAAAACGACCCACATTTGAATGGTTAACAAATTAAAAAACAACTAACCTTAAAATAAAAAAACAATTATGCCAACAGTAAACCCAGGTCAAACAAACCTAGTAAGAGGTACATTCTCAGCAGACTGTACTTTAGAGTCTGATTTAATTAGAAATCAGCAAAAATTCCCTGCTATCCGTCAAATGTTAGAACGTGTGGATCAAAGACAATTAACTACTTTATTAACATCTGGAGCAGTAGGCCCTTATGGTATTAATTTAAGTAAGCCAACTAAATTTGGTAAAGTAAAAGAAAGCCAAGCTATTGGAGATAACTCTTACCGTTTCAACGTTATGGGTCGTATTCAAAAAGCTGCAACAATTATCTCTCAAGTAGGTAGTTCAGGTTCAGATGGTACTTTCCAATTAATCGCTAAAGATAACTACGCGTACAAAGGACAAATGTGTGTTTTCTACGGAAATCGTTATTCTGCAATGGTTATGGCTGAGCCTACTAAGGTAGCAGCAGGTTGGTTATATAGCTTCCAACATCCACAAAAAGAAGTATTCTCTTTTGCTACACACGTTGCAGCTCAAGGTACAGGTACTTATACTTTCTTCCCATCTACAACAGGTTATGGTGAGAAATCTTTAAAAGGATATGGTCGTGACCAATTCCCTGATACTTTTATCGTAGATATGACTACTCAACGTAAAACAGTTGCTATCTCTGGAGATGCTGCAACAGATGTATTATGGTATGAGTATATGTCTTCTAACGGTCCAGTTAAAGGATGGAAATTCGAGAAAGTTCGTCAAGCAGAAGCTCAATGGGCTATGGAGAATGAATATGCTAAAATCTTCGGTATCTCTACTATGAAAAACACAGATGGCTCTCGTGCTGCTGTAGCTAACTTAGTTGATAACGAAACAGGTAATGGTATTATCATGGGTGACGGTATCGAAGAGCAAATCTCTGGCGGTAACGAATTATATGGTTCAGGTGTAAACGGAGAAGCTACAGAAGATGATTTTATTGATGCAATGAAATTATTAACTAAGCAATCTGATTCATCTACGTCTTCTGTTAATATCGTGTTTATGACAGGTATTGATGGATATTACAATGCACAACGTAAAATGGCTCGTTTCGTATTAGCGCAAAACGCTCAATTAATGCAACAAGTACAAGGTGGTGCTGAAATCGAAGTAGGATACCATATCACACGTATGAATTTCGCAGGAAGTTCAGTATGTTTTGTACAACATCCTTTATTTGATGATGAGTTACGTTTCCCAGAGAGAGGTAATGACGGTCAATTAATCATGTCAAGTACTTATATTGGTGGAGATTTAGGTTCGTTTATGGATTCTAATATCGAAATTATACCTAAAGGCGCTTACGGTGTTAATCGTTCTGACGTTAAAACTACTATTAATGGTATGACAGGTTTACCTGGAGATGCTATTTCAGAAGAGGACGCTTGGAAAATGGCAATGTTGAAACAAGATTTACTTGTTATCTACAACACTAAAAGATGGTGTATCATCCGTAAATCAGCTTAATTAGATTTATAATAATAAAAACCCTTAGCATTAATTTGTTAGGGGTTTTTTAGTTTTTTAACGCAACTTTGAGTTATTTTTATATATTTGTCTTAAATTTAAACCAAATAAAAATGAATGTATTTAATTTAACAGCCAACAACAACGTAAGCGAGATGCTTAAAGAGGGCGTAGATTACATCATTGTAAAAGACGGCAATGGTGCAGAAACAAAAATCGTCAATTTAGCTAATGAGAAATATTGTCCTCGCAAGGGATTTATTGAAATTGAAGCTATGAGAAAATCTAATAAACATGAAAATGTTAAAATGATTAGAAAAATTCGGGACAAGAAAACTAACTTATTCTATGGTATTCCAACAGGAATTAACACAGAAACTAAAGAGTTACAGTTTAAAGCAATTTGGATAGACAATAAGATGTTATTCGATTTGTCAATTCCTGATCAAGCGATGGCTTGCGCTATCATTTTAAACAGTCAATACATAGAAGGAAGCCCTAACCAACAAGGTAGAAGCTTATGGAAAGTAATTGACAAAGAAGTGTTAGCTCATAAAGAGATTAATAAACGTACTTTAAGAAGACAAGCGGAGGCTATTATCGAGTCATTAAGTGGAGGTGCTTTAGAAGAAGCTGCAATTAATTTAGGTGTTAATGTAGATGCTAACAGAAGTGTATTTATGATGACTAATGAGATTTACCGAGTAATGGAGTTAGATCCTAAGAAGTTTATAGAATTACATAACAATCCTGAGAGAGAATATATTTCAGTATTTAATAAGGCTGTTGCTAAAGGATTTATTATAAACGATGTGGTTACAGGTAATTATATCTATGGTAATATTCCATTAGGACATAATAAAGAAATGGCTATTAAGTTCTTAGTAGATAATACAGGAATGGCTACTACTTTAAATGCTAAATGCGATATGCAAGATGCTGAGTCAAGAAAATCTATGGAAGTTCAGCAAGATACAGTTCAATCACAATCTAAAGAAGCAGAAATGCAGAAAAAGATTATGGAATTAGAAGCTGAATTAGCTAAGAATAAACCAACAGAAGAGTTTAAGTCACCATTTGCAAGTATGGAATCGGTGGTTTCGGAAGAGACTAAAAAAGATAGCGCTGAAGTAATGGCTGATTTAAAAGCAAGAGCTAAAGAATTAGGTATTAAAGGATTCGGACTACCTCACATGACAGAAGCTAAATTAGTAGCTGCCATAGAAGAAGCAGAAAGTAAACTAGCATAACTATAACTAAACACAAAACGAAAGAGGGCGAGATAAAACTTGCCCTTTTTTTATTTACTTTTATTAAAAATTTAACATAATGAATGCTATACAAATAGGTTACGCAATAGACTTTTATACAAATCTTACCCACGCATCAAGATTTTACAACATAGAAAAGAATAAAGCTATGAATGATGCTATTATGAAAAAGATAGATAGTATAACAGATACAATCAATTCTAATCAATTAACAGGCATAGATAGAATCCAAAAGTATAGAGATGAGTTATATACCTTACTTAAAACAAGCTCAACTGCGCCGACAAACATAGGTACTTATAATACAGATGTTTACATTAACCATGTAGACTATCCAATAGATTACCAAACATTTGCCGCTTTAACATTAACCGTAGGTGGAAATACTACTTATGGAAGAGAAACTACTTATAACAAGCGTGGGCCATTACTAGAATGTTCTTTCAGAAAACCTACAAATAAAAAACCTTACTTCTTAGAAGATTCAACAGGATTACTTATTTATAAAGGAGATTCTAGTGCTATCACATCGTGTAAACTAGACTATATTAAGCAGCCAGCAGTATTTAATATGGGAGATGAGAGTCAATATATTAATGCAGGAGTAGGTGTAGTGACTATTGGTGCTTCTTACATAGCTACAGAGTTAAGTGTTCAAAACGGTGTTACTTATCAAATAGGAACTCAGTTTACGGCGGCGGTTACAACAACACTAGCAAGCGGACAAGTAATATTAGCATCTAATACAACTACTACTGATATGCCTGAGAAGTGTCAAGATGAATTAGCTAAGTTGGCAGCAAGTATCTTATTAGGAGTAACAAGTGCTTTTGAAAATTCGGCTTTTGCAGAAAAAGAAACTAAGTAAAATCATATTAAAATAATATTTACATTTACATCATTATAAACCAATAAAAAACCAAAAAAAACCATGTCACAGAAAAACAAATCAGTATTGTTTAATACATCAGCAGGAAGCGATGTACAATACAGTGGCGGTGAAATCCTAATTGCTGGATTAGACGCTGTCAAATTATCAAGAGTGATTAATTTCTCTCAAATCAATTATCGTGCTGAAGTAGCACAAGTAATCACAATCGGAGCAACAGCTTACACTCCTACAGCTTCAACAGCTTATTCGGTTGAAATTGGAGATGTAAACGTAAGAGACCATGGGTACACTTCTTCTTTAAAGAAGTTTACTTATACTACTCCAGATGATATTACTACATTAGGAGCTTCTGCTGCTTTACAGCGTGAGGCTATTACATTAAAATTAGTAGCTGATATTAACGCAGGTTCTCCATTCGTAACTGCTGCTACCTTAACATTAGGTAACGGATTTACAGTAACAGACAAAGCAGGATACTTCCCTTATAACCGTCAAGGCAATAATGGTCGTCAAGGTGCTTCTGTAGTTCGTCCAACAACTAATACAGACGGAACAGGATTTGCTGCTTCTAACTTCGTATTAACAACTGCGGCTGTTTATGAGTTCGGTACAGGATTAAACTTGTTAAACAATGCTCCTGTTTACGACTTTATGACAGGAAACTTAATTTCAGGTGAAATTGAAACTCCATTAACTGCTGCTGGATTAAGTGCTGTAAGTGGTCAAAAATACAATATGTTCAACATTTCTTACTTAGATTTAGTTGCTTTGCCAACTGCATTTAACGGAACATCAAGAGTGTATTTAGTTAAAAACCAAACTGCTTATGTAGATAATGGAGCTGGTGCTTCTACTGCTAACTTAGCTGGATATATTGCTTTTGAAAGAGCTGCTCACAGAGGATTGTTAGGACAGTACGCTGCTGACCCATCTTCTCAAATTGACTTCTTAGATAACGTTATTTTATTCCAAGGTGCTGCTGGAGCTGTTCCAACAACTACAGGTGAAAATAAAATGGTATCTGACGCTAAGTGGGTTTATAACCAAATTGGTACAAACGCAACTCCAGTTCCAACTCCAGGTAATACGGGACTTGTTTTAGACATGACTCTTACTAATGCTATTGGAGCAGAATTTACTCCAAGTTTATTAACATTAGCTCCAGAAGAGTTTGTTGTTGGTAAAACTGATTTCTCTGTATTTGCTCGTTTAGTAGCTGCTGATTGGACTGATGCTGCTTGGCAAATAGGATTTCACACTAAAGCTGCGCATAGTTCAACTTTTGCTTACTCAAATTTAGCATCTGTTGGTACATTAGCTGGAGCTGGCGATCAAATTGTTACTAATGGAATTTTAGCTTCTGCAACACTTGTATCTACAAATGCTATTGCTCCTGTGGATGCTGCTTACTTAACTGTAGAAGTATTAGTTAACAAGGCTGGTGCTGTAACCTGTAAAGTAAATGATGTAACTTATCCTGTTTACTCAGTAGGTACAACTCCATTAGTTTTTGCTGCTGGAACTATTATGATACCTTATGTAAGGTCTGTAAACATCTCTGGTGGAGACCCTGATTTAGTGTTAAATGAGTTTGCTGCTCTTCCTACTTCAACTTGGAAAGCATAATAATAAATTAATTACAATTAAAAAGGCTTGGTGTAAAAAACTAAGCCTTTTTTTATTTATTTTTGATACATAAAAATTTAATAAAATGAATGAAAACTCAGGCGCTATAGTAAGGGCAATTAAACAGAAAAAAGAGTTAATAGCTGTAGGTTACGAGAAGTTAACTGTAACAGGTGGAGCTGCTCAATCTTTAACCGTTCCAACATCTGCTGTTTATGCAGAGGTTAGAGTTGAATCAGCTACTACTAGTGGTGTAATTATGAGATATTTAATGCTAGGAGCTACAACTCCTCCGACAACTACAGATGGTATGGCATTATCTTATTTAGATTTCTTTGATATTACAAATGGAGATAATGTGAGAAACTTTAGAGTTATTGCAGTTAGCGGCTCCCACACATTACATATACAATACTATAAATAATAAAACATGATTTCAGCTATTAAAAATATAAAAAGAGTATTTTCTCAAAATGGAGGAAGTGGTGGAGCTGCTGTTAACTTAGTAGGTTCTCCATGTGAAATCCAATTAGCTGCAAGTGATGAATCTACTGCTTTAACAACAGGTACATCTAAGGTTAGCTTTAGAATGCCTTACGCTATGACCTTAACAGAAGTTAGAGCTTCTTTAGTTACTGCTCAAGCAAGTGGAACTATATTTACAGTAGATATTAATGAAGCAGGAGTTAGTGTTTTATCAACTTTATTAACAATAGATAATACTGAATTAACTAGTGTAACTGCTGCAACACCTCCTGTAATATCAGATAGTGCTTTGGCAGATGATGCTTTAATAACTATTGATATTGACCAAATAGGAGATGGTACTGCTAAAGGTTTAAAGATATTATTAAAAGGAACTAGGGCATGATAATAAATCCGTACATATATGGAGTTGCATCTACCTATGACCCAGATGCTCAACTATTTTTTAATGCTCAAACAGCAGCAGGAGTAACTCTTACTACTACTGAAAAAGATGCAGTTAATCAATGGGTAGTAGATAGCAAAGCAGTAGGTATATGGACTAAGTTTAAAGCAGTTTATCCAATGGTAGGTGGTACTGCAACTTCTCATAAATTTAACCTTAAAAATCCTTTAGATACTAATGCAGCCTTTAGACTAAGTTTTATAGGTGGCGGAACTCATAGTTCTAATGGCTATAAGCCTAATGGTATCAATTCTTATGCAGATACTTTTTTATTGCCAAGTACTACTTTATCATTAAATAATACTCATGTTAGTTTTTATTCAAGAACTAATGATATTTCTGGTACTTATTTTGACATGGGAACTAATGTAAACTCATCATTAGTAACAAATTCAATTTATATTTGTCCTTTTTTCAGTAATTCATATTATGGTGTTGTAAATTCAAATGTTCAATCTTTAGTTTCTAATACTAATACAACAGGTTTATATTTGCTTTCAAGAACATCAGCTACTGTTCAAAAACTTGTAAAAAATACAACAATTAGTAGTTTTTCTGTTAATTCACAAGGGTTAAGTAATCGTAGTATATTTATAAGTGCATGGAATAATTCTGGTCCACCTGTAGGTTCAGCATATTTTAGTCCAAGAGAATGTGCTTTTTCAACAATAGGAGATGGGCTTACTGATTTAGAATCTCAACTATTCTATCAAATAACTGAAAAGTATCAAGTAGCTTTAGGTAGAAATATAAATGCTACTCAATCATTCTACTACAATCCTGCATACAACAATGAAACTAATGCTTTCTTATTTAGTACACAAATAACAGATAACACTATTCAAACTGCTACAAACACTTTAGTTAGTGATTTAAAGACTGCTAATATCTTTACTAAAATGAAAGCTATCTACCCTATGGTTGGTGGAACAGCTACTACTTGTAAGTTTAACTTAGTTAATGCACAAGATACTAATGCTGCTTATAGATTAGTGTTTAGTGGTGGAGGTACGTTTAGTGCAAATGGCTACTTACCTAATGGAACCAATGCTTTTGCAGATACTTTTTTTAATACATCAACTCAAAGCACTTTAAACAATACTCACGCCTCTTATTATTCAAGAACAAATAATGAAAATCTTGGAATTGACTTAAGTAATTCAAATGGTTCTGGAGGTCAATTATTATTAGCACTTAGATACACAGCGGTAGGTTGTATTAGTGACCAATATAATTCAACAACTGGAAGAATTATAATTGCTAACGCAAACTCACAAGGTTTTTATATTACATCAAGAACAACAAGTGCTATTCATAAATTATTTAAAAATTCTGCTCAAATAGGTGCTACTAATACAGGTGCAAGCGGTTCTTTGCAAAATTTAAATCTTTTTTTAGGTGCTTCAAATAGTCAAGGAATTGCGGTAAGTTTTTCAAATAGACAATGTGCCTTTGCATCAATAGGTGATGGATTAACCGATGCTGAAGCCTTAGCTTTTTACAATGCAGTTCAAACTTTTAACACAACTTTAAATCGCCAAGTTTAAAAACTTAAACAACAATATAAACTATGAAACTAACAGATATAACAAGAGCAGAATACACTACTTATGTAGGACTTCTAACAGTAGAACAAAAAGATGAATTAGTAGGGCAGATGTATGCTCCAGACTGTTTTTTTAATCCTATAATGGATAATGCAGATAATTGGGTTATTAGTGTTGAGGAGATGGCTAATAACATAAATCCAAATTATATGTGGGTTAAAGATTTACCTTTAATACTATATGTACCTAAAGAAAATCCTTTTCCACCAATTAGTGAAAATTAGTAAATATGGGACAGTCAGCAGTAAAGAATCCTAGAAAAATATTCAGTCAAGCTGGGGCAGACCCTGCATTAAATAATCGTGTAACAAATTTAGAAAATAATGAATATAAAATCCTTTACTTCCAGACCATCAGTTCAGCAACAGGCACAATCACGAAACCCACAGGTGCGACAATACTTTTGGACCAATTTTATAGTGGTGGCGATGCTCTTGTTGAAACACTTAGTAATGGGCAACCAACTGGACAATCTCCGCTTACCATTGGTGGTACAGTGGTATCGGTTACTAGTTTTGATACTAGTGGGAATTATGTCCTTAGTGGTACTCCTTCCGCTTATCCTGTAGCATTAGTCTACATATTTAAAATTAAAGCTATTGATTTGCCTAATCTAAACATGACTAACATCATGCAAATGGATGCTAATGGTTATGTACCTTATGTAGGTGCAATAAGTGATGTTAATTTAGGCGAGTTTGGAATACAATTAGGTAATTTAGAGTTTGATAATACACCAACTAATATACCAACAACTGCTGGTAGTGTAGTTTGGAATGATACAGATGGAACTTTAGATTTAAAATTAAAAGGTGGCAATGTTACTTTACAAATCGGACAAGAGCAAGTATCAAGAGTAGTTAATAAAACAGCAACAAACATTACTTTATTAGAATCTAACTATCAAGCTGTACGAGTTACAGGGGCGCAAGGTCAAAGATTAAAAGTAGATTTAGCTTTAGCGACAAGTGATTTATTAAGTGCTGAAACAATTGGTTTAGTAACGGAAACAATAGCGAATAATCAAGAAGGATTTATTACTACAAGCGGATTAGTAAGAGGTATTAATACAACTGGTTCTTTACAAAGCGAAACTTGGGCGGATGGAGATATTTTATATTTAAGTCCAACAACTGCTGGTAATATTACAAATATAAAACCTATTGCACCAAATCATATAGTTATTATTGGTTATGTAGTACATGCTCATATAACTCAAGGAACTATATTTGTTAAAGTTGACAATGGTTATGAATTAAATGAACTTCATAATGTTTTAATAAATGGAGTAGCAAACAACGATGTATTAACATACGATAGTGCTACAAGTTTGTGGAAAAACAAGCAAAGTAATAGCTGGGTAGATATAACGGCAAGTTGTACAATAATTGGTTGGCTTTCTTATTCAATTAATAAAATAAAATCTGTAGATATGGGTTCATATTATATTGTAAACGGACAAGTAACAGGAATATCTAATAGTTCAAATACGCAAGTTGTACTTCCTTTTACAAATAATGGAGTGCAATTAGATGATTGTAGGTTTGCAATAAATAACGGTACAAATATTTTTGCTAGGTGTTTTGTTTGGGAAGGTAGCAATATCGTTGATTTTAGAGCAACTGCTGCTGGTGCTGTGTTTGCAAGTCTAGGAACAAAGGCTGTTTATTTTACAGTAATAATAGAAAAATAATTATGAAAGAAATTTATAAAGCATTAAAAGACTGTAAAATAGTATTAACTATTTCAAATAATTTAGATGTTAATAGTATTGTGAAAATTAATGATAATATTTTTGATGATGTTATTTTAGCCAAATCAGAAAACAATACAAGGGTATTAGAATTAGATTTAAAAAAAGATGATATTATTTTAGTTACAGATAGTGAATTAATTAATTATATTATTAACTAATGATATTAAAATTTCAGAATATAACCATAAAACAATATACGAATTAATAATTGCTTTAAAATAAAAGAACTTAAAAGACTATGAATGCCTCAGAATTAATATTTGGAATAAAAGACGTAGTAGCAATTATCATAGGATTAGGCTCTATAGTTAGTTTTGTTTATGTTATAAAATCAAGTTCAGAAAAAGCTAACATTAAAATATCTGAAGTTAATGATGAATTAGATGAATTTAAAAAAGTTGTAAATGAGAAGTTTTTACATTCTAAAAATACAAAAAAAGCAACAGTAGAATATATCATGGATACAGTAGAAAAAAAAGAGAATTTAATTTACAGTAAAATAACTGAAATAAAAAGTGAGCAAGAAGTAGCTCACAATAAGTTATGGAACAAGTTAGACACTGTAGAAAAGATGCAGCAAAACATTAGTAATAATTTAGCTGAACTAACAGGTTATTTAAAAGCCAAAAATATCTAGTTCAGAATACAAAAACTAATAACTGAAAGGATTAGAAAGAAAAGCATCCGCAAGTACGCGGTGATGCTTGTAAAACATTAATGTCAAAGAAAGAAGTTTAATATTAAAAAATTAGTAGCATGAATAGAACTTATAATCAAATAGAACAAGCTGTTAGATCACTTGGATATAAATGGTTTACAGCACCACATTCTTTAAATTATGTTTGGGAAAGAACTTCATTTGAAGCCACAAATAAATTTACTGATTATTTACATATTTGTTATCAAGGAAATCATGGAGATAAAGTGATATTAACAATTCCAGCAACAACAAAACCAGGATTAAAAGGTTCGTTATTAGAACCTACAACGGTTGAAGGCATTAAAGGAACAGCGGTTATAGAAAGTCCTCAGCAAGTATTAGGTGGATGGGAATTTAGGGATACTACAAAAGAATTTAGTTCATATCCTTATTTCAGACAAGTTGGTAAGGTTAATTATTGGAGAGATGGAAATAAAGACACTTTTATTGATAAAGTTCAAAGGCAAATAGCAAAGATATTTGGCACACATTGGCACAGAATGAGTCAAAATAATACTTATGGAAGTGGATTAGTTAATAATTGGAGTTTGGGATGTATGGGAAGTCCAGAGCCTGAATTTGAAAAGATATTACCTATTACAAGAATATCGTGTGGTATTTATGGGAATAAGGTTACTGGAACAATCATCGAATCTAAACATATAATTTAAAAAATTAAGATATGAAAAAGTATAAAGTATATTTCTCGGTATTTAATTTATTCGGGAATACCCAATCAGAGATTGTAAAATTACAGCAATACGCAAAAGGTATAGTAAGTGCCATTGCAGGAATGACATGGTATGAATCTAATGCTACTTATGCTATTTATGTAGGTATAGGAGGTGTTATATTAGATACGTTATTAGCTTGTTTATATTTAGAAGAAAAAAACTAATGGAAGTTTCGGTAGTTAAATATTGGTTAGGGGTAATAGGCAGAGGCATAGTAATATTACTTGCTTGTTTATTTGTATTTAGATATTGTGGCGGATGCGAGAATAAAATTGAAGTAGCTAAAACTGATAATAGTCAATACTTTGCTAAAATGAAGTCAGATAGTATGATAATTGTTAGTTTAATGCAAGAGAGGTATCAAGACAGCTTAAATACAATAGCTTCAAAACGCTCAGAAGACTCGATTAAGGTAATTGCTGATAAGAATGAGAAGTTATATAGAAGTTCATCTAAAAGAGTGAGAGAATTACTTGCTAGAGGTATTTGCGATACTATATTGATAAAGATTGCCATGAATGATTGCGATAGTACTATTAAATCAAAAAACAATTTACTTGCTCAGAAAGATTCTACTAATAAAAGTGTTAATGAAGAATTAAGTACAGTAAAAGAAGAGTTAGTTATAAGTAAAGGAATGGTTGTGACGGCGCAAACAATAATTAAAAATCAAGCAGAGGACTATAAAACTCTTGAAAAGGAGTCTAAAAAAGCTTTAAGAAAACAAAAGATTAAAACAATAGGCGCTATTATAGTTGCATCAATTACAGAAGTTTTAACTATATTTGCTTTGAAATAAATCTAGGGTCGCAATCTTGAATTTAATTACAACTAGCCTTACAGAAATGTGAGGCTTTTTTAATTCAACTTTGAGTTAAAAACAATTAATTATTTTCGTTACATTTGAGGTATAAATAAGTAGAATATGCCAACTAAAAAACAAATCATAGACGATATTTTAATTTTAGCTGAAAGATTTTCTCGCACTGATGAATCTAGGATTGATGAAGATTGGGTTGGATATAAAGTAGAGCAAGCAAGAGTTTCTGAAATTCTTAAAGAATACAACATTACTAAGGTTATTGACCAAAATTGGTTAGTGGACTTTGGTATTCACTCGTTAACTAAGGTAAATTTCTCTGATGATCCAAACGTAGACTTTTGCGCTTGTGATATTATGAAGGCTGAAATACCCGAAGTAATCAATTTAACTTACTTAGGAGACGGAAACTTAGATTTAGGGTTAAGGGTTATATCTGCTTGCGGAAAGACTACTTACACTTTCTATCCTATTGAAACGTGGAGAATGATACCTAAAGAACACGTTAGAAGTATGTTTCATTACTATCAAAGATTTGGTACTACTATTTATATTAATAAAATTGTACAAAACCTAAGATTTTTTGGAATACCTACTACCACAGAAGGATTAATGATTAAGAAAACATTACCTGTTATTAGTGGTGGAATTAAATCAGGTTACTCATATACGGTAAAAGGAACAACAGGATTAGTAATTTACAATGGAGTTAATTATTTACCTAATGATACGTTCACAGGAACGGCTACAGCTACTTTTACAGCTAGCGGAAACTCACAAGTATTCTATACTAACTATGAAGTAGAGATGACTGAGAATGACCCATATCCTGTATCGTCACACTTAGCTAGACAAATTGTAATATCTATCTTAACAACTGAGTTTCAAATAGAGAAACAGCAAGTGGTGGATGTTTTAAATGATTCGGCGGATGATGTAGTAACTAAATGAAGAAATTAGTAGATAAGAAGTTAGGAGAGTGGTCAACTCCAAGAGTACATGGATTGATTAAAAGGGACTTTAAAAGAAGATTTAAACAAAAGATAACTACAAAGGATATTAACGATATTTGGAGTAGTTACATAGAAGAAGAGATATTGAATAACTTAAAACTAGGAGCGATTATAAATTTAGATAGTCAAACTAAAATTTGGGTTAAAGCAACAAAGACAACGGATAGTAAAAGAATGATGTCGTTACTAGAAAAAGGATTAACGTATGTTGGAGGGCGAGTAACAAAAGCGAAGTTGAATTTAAGTAGTTCTAAGTATATTTACAAAATAGTATTAGAAACTAAGAGATACAAAAAGAACAAACAGATATTTTTTAAACCACATCAAGATTTAAGAGATGCTGTTACAGAAGGAATTAAAAAAGGAACATTAATAACAAGGCTAAAATGTCAATAAACAAACTAATATCAATAAACAATCCTATAATTAATGCGATGGATTTGGCGGCGGTTGACCACGCTAATCACAGACCGTTATTTATGACTTGGGCTTACCAAGCGGAAAAGGAAATAGGAAGTTACTATCAATACGAAAGACAATGGAAAGTTATTGATGTTTGCGGATGCACGGCACAATTACCTGATAATGCTATTAAGGTAGAAGGTGCTATCTTAGGAAGTCACGATGTTAATTGTGGAAGTATATTTGCTAGAACATTTAGTAATCCAATAGTTAACGCTTCATTATCTGCGGATAACACTTTCTTAATAGTTGATACAGGAGTATCTGAAACTACAAGTGGATGCGGAATAGTGCCATATCATTTTCAGAATAATAAAATGATATTTGATGTAGAATTGGATAATGATAAAGTAACTGTTCAATACATAGGATATAAGGTAGATTGTGATGGATTTATGGAGATAGGAGAAAATCACGTAGAAGCTATTACTCAATTCATATTGTATAATTGGTGTATGAGAAGAAAAGATACTAAAATGATGCAATGGCACTATACACAATGGGATAGACTATGCGCTCATTCAAGAGCTTTAGATGCAGAATTATCAGAAACAGATAGAGAAGAGATTGCAAGATTATACCATGACCCTTATTCAGGTCGTGGATTATGGGTAGGAATGAATATAAACAATACTTATGGCAGGTTCAGTTATTAATACATTTGACAAAGGGCTTCATCAAGATAGTTCTTTTATATTACAGCCTGACGGCACGTATCGAAACATGAAAAACGGTATGCTTATTTCTTATGACGGTAATCACTACACTGTAGAGATGACTAAAGGAAATAAGGTGTTACTTACTTTAACTCCAAGATATTTAAATACAGTTCTTGATTTAGATTTAGAGCCTATGCCAATAGGTTTTGTTTCTTTTATTGATAAGTTAGTAGTATTCTCAACAAATAGTGAAACCACAACAGGATATGGCGAGATAGGAGTTATTTCATTTGTAAGAAGTGGAATGGATTTTATAGGTACTTATGTGCCGTATTACCACCATATTAATTTAAACTTTACTAAAATACATAAGATTGAAGGATTTTCTTTTAGAGAGAATACAAATAATCAAAGAGTATATTGGACTGATAATTTTAATGAGCCTAGAGTATTTGATATTGCTAATCCTATTTTTACAAACTATATAGCTAGTGGTTCTTTAGTAGTAGGTACTCAATACATGGTATTACAAGGTTGTATTATTTACGATTCTGATGAGTATGGCCCAACTGACGAAAGTGGAACTATATTAAGTAATATATTTACTGCAACAACGGCAGGAGGAGCTACTTATGGAGTTTCTGACGGTACTCCTTTAGTAATTGAATACTATCCATTATCTTTATTAGATTGGTCTCCAAGTAGATTATTAGGTAATATTGAGTTTAAAGAATATGGTACAGGAGATAAGTATTGTGGAAGCCATATTTACTTTTACAGATTATCGAGTTCTTATGACGGCGTGGTAACTTCATGGAGCTATGCAAGCAATCCTATTCACGTAGGAATGAATAATTCATCTACCTTTATTACAGGAAATGCTTATAGAGATTTTGTAGGTAATGGAACCGCTACAACTCTTGAGAATAGTGGTAAGTCTGTAAAGTTAAATATAACAGATATTGATACTGATTTTGATACGATTGAGGTAGCTTGTGCTGAGTTTACACAAGTGGCGGATGTGCCTTATAGAATTATTATAACTAATAAAGAAGCGGTAACAGGAGCAACTATGTCTATTACTGACACGGGAGCTTCTAATTTAGGAACAGTAACCATTAGTGACTTGACTTTGTTTCCTGCAAGTATCTTAAAGTGTAAAACAATAAACACTAATAAGAACTACAGCACCATCGCTAACATAACAGAAAGAGAAGAGTTTGAATTAGATTTAAGTGGAGTAACTATTAATCAGTTTCAATATCCATTAGTATCTCATGGAGATTTGAATTTATGTTCTAATTGTAATGTTCCTGCTGATGTAAGTCCTCCATTAACAGGAAATCCTACATTAGCTGGACAAGTGTTGCCATACTCAAGATGGTTAGTTACGTTTGGCAATTTAACTACAGATACAGTTATATATGAAGGTGTATATTATGTTACTGGAGAGGTTATTGTTGGAGGTTCTATTTGGGCTATAATGTTATTTACAGGAACAGCATCAGTAAGACCATGTACAACTAAAAATAAATATACAGTTACTAATCCATCTTCTTCTGATGTAGGAAAAAGAAGAGAAGATGCTATACAATTAACAACAGGATTTTGGGATTACAAAGACCCTGCTGTAGCATCTCATAATAAAGGATATTGGAGTGGAGAAAAATATAGATTTGGAATTTTGTTTTTTGACTTAAAGGGTAATCCATTCTATGTAAAATATATAAAAGGAGATCCAACAACTTTTGACTACACTTTTGATACTATTCCTGATAAAGGAGGATTAATGACAAAAAGCGCCATATTTGGAACAACTCCTACTCAATACTCTTACGCATTAAATACATCTGGAATTAATGTAAGTGGATTAGATATACCTGAATCAATAATGAATCAAGTTAGTGGGTTTAGTATAGTAAGAGCAGAACGCGACCCGATTGTAATTACGCAAGGATTATTAATGCAAAGTGTATATAGTAATTTGCTTGGTTTTAATTCTGTTATGCCATTAGGTATATGCAGAACAGATTATAGTATTTTACCTATGTATGAAGTTGGAGATGGATACTATATTTACTCTGTATTATCGCCTGATATACAAACTGGATATTCTTTTCCTTCTGCGGTTAAAATTGGAGATAATTTAAAAGAAGCTTGTTGGTTAAATGGAAGTCAATTAAAAACAGATACTCAAAAAAGAGTAATGTTTACTAAATTATTTCAAATGCCTGTTGGAAGCTTTGGTACAGGAAAAGATGCTAGTTCTCCAAGAACTTTACCTCTTAAATCAATGAATGGAAATGCTGTTTATAATTTTGATGAAAATACTGGCGCTGGAGGTTTTTTAGGAACAAGTGTTGATTATAGAAATAGATATTCTAACGTAAATGAATTTCAAGTAACACTTAATTATGATTCTATTTGTGGCGTAACACCTTTTGACCCAGGCTTTGATATTTTATCTGTTGGGTGTAAAAAGCAAATAATTAAATCTCAATTTAATCACTTTGATGCTTTAACGGATTATAACGCTACTGCTAATACGTCTAACTATAACAAGATGTTAGCTAATTTTATAACAGATACAGACCCAGCTAATCAATACGGAGGAGCAAGCGAATCAGCTATAGCTAATACATTGTATATGTCTTGTGGTCACTTTCAACCTATTAACACACAAGTTAAAGCGGATACTTTAAACGGAACGTTTGCTTCAGGAATTTACGCAGGAGAAAATAAATATACTTTTAATGATATAGAGGTGTTCGGCGGAGATTGCTTTACAAATCTTATTGATTTAGGATATGGATTATGGGATGAAGCATTTGAAACTAGCGACAATGCTATGTCTTATGCTTTATGGTTTCCATGTGAGGGTAATGTAAACTATAATTTAAGAAGAGGGCAAAAGGTATCAAATAAGAATATGTATCCTTCTTCGGGAGCTACAGGCATAGGATGGTTTGATTCATCTTTGTCTCCTACGACACAATTAGAATCTTATAATTATAACAAAGCATATACTACCGATGGTAATTTTATTAAATATCCGTCACTACCACTTAATTATAAGTTTACAGGAGAATTTGATTACAGAATTAGATGGAGTAAATACAAAACGCCTGGTGAATTAATAGATTCATTCCGTGTATTTAGAATACCTGATTACAGAGATTTAGATGGACAGCGTGGACAAATTAATAATCTTAAAGCAAGAGATTCTAAACTATTCTATTGGCAAGACCACTCAGTAGGTTACACGCCGATATTAGAACGTCAATTAGTCGGAGGAAGTGCTTTAGGAGATGCTACTGCATTAGGTGTGACAGGAGTTATTGATAGATATGATGATATAGATACTAACTTTGGAAATCAACACCAACACGGACTAACAGAAACAGAATATGGTTTTGCGTGGTTTGATATGCGTAGAAGAGCATTTATGGTAATGGGTATTGGAAGTAAGCCTGAAGAAATGTCTATGGTTAAAGGATTGCAAGTATTCTTTAATAATGAATTTAATGAAGGTAATGTATTGTTTCCTGCTGTTACATCTACTATTTATAATACAAATAATTTAGATATACCTGAAATTCCTTTAATGGGATATGGTATAGTGGGAGTTTACGACCCTACATTTAAAATGACTTACTTAACTTTTAAATACACTAAAACAGATACGGAACCAGTAAAAAAAATTACATTTGTAAACAGAGATTTTACTTTAGGATACAATCATGTTTTAAATGCTTTTGTAGCATTTACTGATAATTGTCCTGCAATATGGCATAATCATAATGATTTAGTAGTGTCGGCAAATAATCCTAAGAATACTAAAGCTTATAATGCAGATATGCCATCTACTTCATTTGTAATTGGAGATACAGTATTAGTTAAAAATGTAGAGTATATTTGTGTTAAGGATGTAACTATAGCTTCATATCCAGGCACAACTACAAATGGAGGTACTAGTCCTTTAGCGTTAGGTTCAACTGGCGGAGCAAATGATTTTTGGTTAGCTATTAATAAAACTAATGAGATTTATTTACAAAACTTTGGAGCTGACTTATGTAAGTTCTATGGTAAGGTATGGGATTTTGAGCAAGAGGTTGTTGTTAATTTCAAGACTGACATGGCGGTAACCCCACAAAATATGCAGGTAAAGACTATTGGACCGAACTCTACAAGTGTTTATTTTGATACAGAAAATCAGGCTTCAAGTGATTTAAATATATCTTCTACTAATAGAAATTATAGATTCATAGATGGCGCATGGTTCTTTTCAGTCGCATTAGATAGATTAAGAGGAAGATTAACTGACTACTATGTTAGGGTAAAATTTGTACATAAAAACTATGTTACTAATCCTACTACTGCTAAAAATGTACAGAAGGTAACTCAATGGTTAAAAACAATGTTTGTAAGTAAAAGATAACTCAAAGTTGAATTATTTTGTAACCTTTTATGGATAACTACCGTACAAGTACTTTATAAACCAATTAATATTAGAAATTATGGAAGCTATTAAATCTCGTAGAACAAACATTTTAGTTTTATTATTATCATTTGGATTCTTATTATTAAGCAGTTGTGCTTTTGGGCAATCTATGGAGATAGAAAGATATTCTAGTTATAATTCTTACTACAAGAAAAGTATCATTACAAAATATCCTTCTTATAATTTAGAGTTTGTTGACGGAAAAGATACTACTTATTTTTCTGTTTTCTCTGACAGTATCCGCGCTGGCCATTATGGAGTTAGATTGTATGCTTATTTCTCTAAGACTACAGATTTAAACAACTCTATTATAAAAATAGGATTTGAAGATGGTAGTGAAGATTATATTGCTGCATTTGAAATAGATCATAAGTTGAGTTATGTTGAATATGCTATTCCTCAAAACGTGTTTAATAAATTATTTAGATTTAAAGTTGTTTCAGTTCAATTTAATTACAGAGATAAGATTAATAAAATAGAAGATTCTTTATATTTCTTTGCTTTTTTAAGTCGAGCAGCTCGTTAGAAGTATTATTAAAATATGTATTTTTGTTTGTATAAAACATAAATACCATGCCTGAAGATAAAGGAAAAAGTGTTAAAGCACCTAAAAGTAAATCTAATGATGATTTTGCTCCTCAATTAGTTAAAAGCAAATCTGAAATACCAAAAAACGCTGTACTTAAAATTGATTCTGACGGCGGAGAGTATTGGGAAGTTGAGACTAAGCATGAAGAGACTAAAAAAAAGATGTATCCGCCTTATAGCGGAAAAAAAAGCACAGGTACTCCAAGAAAAAAAGACCCTGAAAAGTCTTCTACATTTGGGTCAACTGTACAACGATATAAATTACCGCCTCCAGAAGTAATACCTCCTAAGCAAACAGGTTTGTATGGAAGTGTTAGTACTTACGAAAATATAGATCCAGCAAAACAATGGGGAGCTAATTATGGAATAACAACTGTTGAAACTCCTGATGCAGAAGGAAGATATACCAACACATCAAGGAAATATAATATTGACAAAGAAGGTAGAGAAGTTACTTACGATGAAGCTAATCCATTAAAAAACTTTAAAGATGGTAAATTTGTACCAACTTATACAGGAAGAACTATTGATGATATACGAAAAGAATATACTACTCAACAAATAGAAACTCCTGCAATGAGTGGAGTAGATAAAGCTAACCCTAATTACAAAGGAAGTTTAATGATGCCTGGAACTAAAGCTACAAGAATAGCTGGCGGAGGCGGTGGAGAATTTAACCAAAGAAATATCGCAGATGTTCCGAATGCTTTATCTACTGCTCCTGTTGGATATATTGAACAAAAATACGATACTCAAGGAAATCCTATTGTTACTCCAAATGTAGGAGTTCAAATGAATACAAAGAATATAACTCCTTTAAGAAAAGGAGAAATGGAAGTAGGTAGAATGTACAATATAGATAATCCTATTGAGATTAAAGGTAAGTTTGCTAAAGGTGGTATTGTAAGTAAGATTAAAGGATATTATGATGGAGGTCCTGTCTATAATCCTAATATGAATATTGATGGAACCTATGGGGATTCAAACAGTTCTTATAAACCAATAGATACATTTGGAAGTGGCGTAGTTGGAATGAATGATCAATATACTGCTCAAAACAATATGCAAGCTAAAAAGGCTATAGATGAAAATAAAAAGAAAGCTAATCAACAAAAAGTTAGAAATGTAGCCAATGGAATAGGAGAAGGAATGGGAGGTATAGGCTCAGCTTATTACAATTCACAACCTGCACAAAATGAAGGAGAATCTGCAAGAAACGCAGGATTAGCAGCCGCATCTCAAATGGGACCAATAGGAGGAATGATTGGTGGAATAGCTGCAATAGGAGATAAGATAGGAAAACCTATTAAGGCTAGAAAAGAATCAATGAATGCAGAAGGAAAACTTAATAACGAATCTGATGCTAGAACAACAGCTATCGGAGCAAGTTTTTTAAGTCCAAGTAAAGCCTTAGCTACAAGAAGTTCTTATGCTGGAGGATGGACTGATGTATCAGGAAAAGGATATACTAAGTCATTAGAAGATAAAGCTCAGAAACAACTTCAAGAAGTAAAAGATGCTAACACTGCATCTAAACAACAACAAGCAATATTAGCTAGAAATAACCAAGAAGAAAATCCTACAATAACTAATCCTTATAATTTAAGCGGAGTTACATTTGATGAGAATCAAAACATGATATTGGCTGATGGACAACAATTCGATAAGAATCGTCCTATGATGAATAGAGGTGGTGTAGTTGGTAAAATAAAAAATATGTATGCTGACGGCGGAGATATTAAAGGTAAAGGAACTGCTAAATCAGACAGTATAATGGCTGAAGTAAAAGAAGGCTCATTTGTAGTGCCTGCCGAGAATGCAGAACTAGCAAAAGGTATTCGTAAACTATATTTAAAAGCTCCTAATAAGAAAGCTAATCTTAAACAAGAAGAAGGAGAAGCGGTAAAACTATCTAATGGAGAACATTTGTTTACTCCTGAAGAGAATGAATACTTAGAATCTATTGGTATTGAATTAGAAGATTTAGCTCCTAACTCAGAAAATAATAGTGAAGAAATGAAAATGGGCGGATATGTAGTTCAAAGGTCAGGTGATAGAGAAGGTAAAACTCATAAAGTAACAGGACCAGATGGAACTGTAAAATACTTTGGAGACCCTAACTTAGGACAACATCCTAAAGACATTGAAAGAAAAAAAGCTTTCTACGCAAGACATAAAGAGAACTTAGATAACAATCCTCATTTCAGAGCTTATGCAAGAACAACATGGGCAGAAGGAGGTGAGATTATGGCTCCTAAGATGAAAGGATATGCTTTAGGCGGAGACGTTGATAATAATGATGAGATTGTGGCTAACGCTAAAAAAGTTATGGATGCTAAAAAAGAAGTGTCTAAATTAGAAAAAGAGCTAAATGATTTTAAAAAAGACAGAAAGGTTACAGACAATCATGAATCTACTAAGAAGCTAAATGATAAAATAGAAAATGATAAATTAGGATACTTAAATAAGGCTAAAGGCGTTTTAAAAGATAAAGTATCGCTTTATGAAAGTGCTAAGACTAGACCTAAGTTAGAAGTTTTTAATCCAAAAGAAAATAAGCCTTACAAAGATAATGTTGTTAATAAAACGACTAAGCAAGTTGAAAATGAAGAAAAAGCTCTTGTTCAAAGAAAAAAAGACCTTCTTAAAGAATATGCCGATATTAAAAAAGACGCTGATTCTGGGAATATAATAGCTAAGATTAATCTTCAGAAAAAAACTATTGACATAGGTAAAGAGATAGCTAATGTTAATAAATTACTTAATGAAAACAAAAAAACAAAAGCGGTTGAAGATAGTAAATCAACGGAATCGCCTACGACTGAAGTTAAACAAGATGTCGCAGAAGTTAAGGCTGCGACAAATAAAGTAGCTCCTAAAGCGGAAACTAAGCCAAGTGTAGTTACTGAAAATATACCTACAGCTAAACCATCTTTAAAAGCACCTAAAGTAAAGGCTTCTAAAGTAACAGTAGATAATTTACCTACTAAGGATTTGTCTTTACAAGGATTAAAACAAGATGCTGAATTAAAGACTGCTAATCAAGCTGCTATGCAAGAGGCTTCTATTGCTAATGCACCAACAAGACAAGCTGTTATAAACGATGCTAATGTAGTAAATAATGAAAATTATTTAGCGTCAAAACCTAAATCTAAAAACGCTTGGGCGGATAAATTAAGTAATATTGACCCAACTGCATTCGTAGGAATAGGACAATCTGCATTAGGATTAAATATGCTAGGCAAAGAGAAACGTCCTATTGATAAAGCTGTAATAGACCCAACTTATAATGCTGCTGTTAACCGCGCTCAACAAGATGCTTTATTCGGATTAACTCCTGAGCAAAGATTCATGGCAGAGCAAGATATACAAGGCGGATTAAACGATGCTAAATTTGCAGGGTTAAATGCTAGCGCATCTGATTCATTTAATCGTAACAGAGCTGCTATTAACGATGCTTGGAAGAATAAATTAGGCTTAAAACAAGCTGACTCTGAGATGAGAATGAATAAGCAAAAATATGCTGATGTAATGGCGGCTGATAGAGCAACTATATTAGCAGCTAATAGAAGACAAGCTTATAACGATGCTATGAATACCTTTCAGCAAAAACAACAAGCAGGAAGTGAATTAATAGGCGCAGGATTAGCTAATACTATTGGAGCATATAGATTTAGACAAGACCAACAAGCTAGATTAAAAGCAGACGAGGCTAGAGGATATAGTTTAAATAATTATACCCCTACAACGTAACCTTTTAAAATAACTTACGTTAAACAAGTATTAATAATGATGATTAAAATAATCAACGAATGAATTAAAAGTAGGAGTAGAAATATTCCTATTTTTTGTTTATAATGAGTTATAAAATTTTATATCTTTAACAACAAATATTTTACACATGGAATGGGGAACAGCCAAAGGACTCGCAGTAGATTTAGGATACGACCAACGTATTGCTGATGCTAGGTATCAAGACCAACAAATGAAACGCGCTCAAGCCGAGAATACGGCTGAGTTAAAGGCATTTGAGGATGACTTAGATTACATGAATGCTGCCAACTCTTATGACTATAATTTAATTAAAGGAGAGGCGGATAAAACCATTCGTGAGATAGGAACTATTATTAGAGATAATCCTGACTTTAGATATAATCCTAATGTAAGAAGACAAATTAATGAGAAGAAGAAATACCTTAAATCTAATCAAAACGTTATTAGAGGAATGGCATCAGATGAGTCTTTTAAAAGATTAAATGATGATTTAGCTAAAGTAGCAAAGAATCCTAATCAATACGATGCAGGAGCTTACCAAGAGTTATTAGCTAAGAAACAAAACTATCTAAAGTATGGACATCAAGACGGACAAGAGGCTGCTGCTACTTTTGGTCCACAAGCATTCGTTTATGATAAACCTGAAGATTTTATTGATTTACCGACTACTGCAATAGAAGTAGGTAATAAATATCGTTCTGATAAATATCAACAAGATGGAAATGGTGGATACCATCAATTAGTGGATGATGCTACTTTGCGTCCACTAGCAGTTAATTTATATAATCAAAGAAAGAGACAATTCCAAGTTCAAAATGGAGTTAAGACTGACGAAGAAGGAATACAAGCTGCTGCTGAGATGATAAGAGCAGGTATTAAACTAGAGCGTAAATTTGGAGAACCTAATCATGCTTTGATAGCTGCTCAATGGAAACGTAAAATGGACATGGAAGATGCTAAAGGAGGTTCAGGAAGACCTATTGATACATATAATAAAATGATTAGAGATTCAGGATCTTCTTATCCTGGAGCTGAAAATTTAACTAAAATGATTGGAGTTAAACCTACTGTTAAAATTTATGACGCTGATGGAAATTATATAAAAGACGAGAGTGGACGTGAGTTTATTCCTATAGGAAGTTATGTAAGAGCTAATGGTGTAGTTAGAGTAAAGCCATATAAAACAAAAGATGGTAGAATTAGTGAATATGCTAAAGGTTCAAATAAAGGAATTGGAGTTATACACGGTTACTCTGTTTATTCTAAAAAAGAAATGGATGAATTAGGATGGCTAGATGAGCCTTCTATGAAAAAGAATATTGAAGTTTCTTATGAAAGCGGTAAAGATAAAGAGCCTGTTTATAAGTTAAAAACACAACACGTATTTGACCCTGAGAAAAATCAAGCTTATGCTTTTAAATTAAATAATGCGGTAGGTGAAACTTCTAAACAAATAGGAGAGATGGGTGATGTTGAAAATATCCCAACAAGAGAAATAGAGTACGATAATCAAGGTAATATGTTTGACGCTCAAACAAAACAATATTTAGGTAAATCAAGATAATATGCCAGATCCAATATACAATCCAAACAACATAGTTCGTAAAGAAAAAGTTAATTCTAATTCTGATATTCCTGAATACAATCCTAATAATATTGTAAAGAAGGAAGTTGTAGATACTAGAACTTTTGACAGGGATAGTAATGTAGAGTTACCTAAATATACAACTCCTCAAGATTTAGAGATAGATAGTACATTAAATTTTATCCAAGAAAATTCTCTTCGGACTATGCGTGATGATGAAAAGGATATATTGAAAAATATGATGAAAAATCCTTTGACTTCTAAGGAGGAATTATCAGATGCTATAGTGACTCTACAAGGTAAAAAAGCAAAACAAATAGATAATAGTTGGACAACACCTGATTACTACATGAAACGTGATGAAAATAGTGGTAATTATAAACCTATTGCTTTAGAGCAAGGAGAGAAAATACCTGTTGGATACCACGCTGCTAGTATTTGGGGAACTAAAGAATCTGCTAAAGATGATAATGCTTGGCAAGATATAGGAAAGAGTTTAGCTAATGGAGTATTTGGATTAATGGGTGGAGTTGTTGACGTTGCTCAATCAGGATATGAGTTAGTAACAGGAGATGAATCTGAAACTTTAAGAAGCGGAAAAAATGCAATAGAAGGATTAAAATTTGAAAAAGATGCTGATTTAGATAGACCTGTTTATAACATGGAAGGTATAACTAAATGGGCTGACTTATTAGATAAAGATAGATTTGATTTTAGTCCACAAGCTTTATGGGGTACATTTAATTCAACAGCCGAATCATTCACAGAATTTGGATTAGGTTCATTAACAGGAGCTACATGGTTAAAAGGAGCTAAGGCTTTAAAGTATGGTTACAAAGGAATAGATAAGGCTTTAGATTTAGGTAAAGCAGGGAAATTAGGAGCTATATTTACAGGAAGTTTCTTCACTAATATCGGAGAAACTAGAGATGCTGCTGAGGAGGCTGGGTTAGAAGGTAGAGATAAGGGTGCTGTTTCATTAGGAATTGCTACTGTAAAATCTGCTATTGACGCTGCTTTTGGTTTAGAAGGTAAGATTATGTCTAACGCTTTTAAATCAGGAGAGAGAGAGGTTCTTAAAAACATAATTAAAAAAGCTGAAACTGATGCTACAACAGGTTTACTTACTAAAAATGGATTTAAGCAAGTGATGAAAGATTTTAGTACTGAGTATTCTACTTTAGCAAAGGTTGGATTAAAAAGTGGACAAGTAGTAAAAGATATGTTTGAAGAAGGTAGTAATGAAGTTGCTACTGATTTTGCTCAAAAAGCAGGTGAACAATTATGGGATAAATTAACTCCTGATGAGAGAGGACAATTTGGAACAGATGCCTTTGATGCTAAATCATTTGGTAGTTATGTTAATAGTTTTACCCAAGGAGCTATTAG